AGACGGTCGCACGGCTACTGTTTTCCAATCAAACATAAAACCTTGACTACAGTAGTCACTGCAGATTTTCACGAAAGCCTGATTTTAGCCGATCTATAAATACACCCTCGGGACTTAAAATCCCGTTTTCGAAAGAAAGTACGAGTTCAAATCTCGTCCCAGGTACCAGAAATCATTAAGGGTTTCAGCGTAAAAACTGAAACCCTTTCTTGTTCGATTTGACTACATTTGACTACGCTGACGCACGCCTACAAGCTATTCCTTAAACTCCTGCATTTTCCCGCCATTCGCCTCCAGACACTCAGCGCCATACGCCTCTGCCCGCGCCGACTCGCCCTGCGTCGTTTCAATTGGGGTGCTTTGCTCCATGATCCAATCCATAGCCACAGGAGAGTAGAGGAATGTTGCTATCAGTAGCGGGATCATTATAAGCAGGATCTTCATATCCACTCCAAGAGTTTTACCTGTTTAGGTGCTCGACCCACCGGCTCGCCTCGCCTGGATCAATCGATCCCAAGTATCGCTGAGTCGTGGCGATGTCTGCGTGACGTAGAATAACTTTTGAAACGATTTCCAGCGGAATATTGCTTCGGCTCGCCTGCGTTGCCGCATGTCTCCGCAGATCGTGCGGCCTCAGAGAGCTATTCACCATTCCCCCTGATTTTTTAACCATCCTGTGGGCTGTCGAATAGCTTACGTGAAAAACCCTATCTTCATTGGCGATGCCGCTTTTCATGATGAAGGCATGAAGCTTTCCTGCCAACTTCTTCGTTATATAAACCTTCTCGCCCTGCCGCCCGCTTTTCGGTTGAGTTATCAGTATTGTCGAGTTGTCAAAGCTGATATCGGCGGCCCTGACATTTAAAACTTCACCGACCCGCATCCCTGACCTTCCCATTAACTCCAGAATCAACCGGTCACGCTCATTTGTTGTCCTGAAAATAATCTCATCAATCAGGTCTTTATCGAGCAGCTTTGGCGATGAGTACCGTGGAGACTTGAACAGTTTCCTGATCATTGGCCGCAAGCAGGGATTCGGGAAGGCTGCCTCGGTAATTTCAATGATGAAGTTATAAAATGCCCGGATGACTCCCACCCGACTGTTCTTCGTAGATGGTGAACATTCTCCGGCTATTGACGACATAAATTCTATGATAGCCGATTCGCCTATATCGGCCATTTCCTTACCCGGGAACATCTCTTGGAATTTCTTAAGAGTGAAGCCAAAGGAGCGAACGGTATTCGGCCTGGTGTTGTCTTTGAGGTACGCCAGATATATTTTCACCGCCGATTCAACCTGCATTTTTATCTCACAAAAAGGTTACTTCTAATTTCTTATCAATCAATTTCTAGTTGTTGACTTGCTTGCCGGTTCCTGTTGTGCGCTTACCTGTGCCGGTAGAGAATTTACCCTGAGTTGTTGACGGAACGTCACAGGCAGGGCAGCTGCCTCCGCAATCAACGCCAGTTTCATCTCCGTTTTGGGTGAGGTCGGAGCATGTTGGATCCGCCGCCTCTTCCATGCCAAACCCAACCCGGAGGTATGTATTGACTGTGACAGCCGAGTATCTGGTGTCCCAACTATACCGATCCTGTGTAATCGCAGCATCCACGAACGCATCTACACTTGCAGTCTCACCTATTGCAGTCTGATATGTCTCTATCGTTCTGGTGGCATCCGGGTATGTAACCTGCTCTACTGTGGAGCTATCCCCAGACGCAGTTTGCCAGTTCGCCAGATTGTAATTTGTCGCACCGACTGAAAATAACGTGCTGGCCGTAGTATCGTATTTGTTTCCTGCAAATGTAAAACCTGAGATATTTGTCGTTGCCTTGACCAGTTGGCCCCATGTCAAGGCTTGCAGGCCGTTATTAATAAACGATATCCCTGTTTTCGTTGACCCAGAGGAGTTTTGAGCGCCGTTATCGTCAATCTGCAGTCCTATCGCACTCTTCAGGCCGTGTGCAATATTTCCTTCAAATCTAGTATTGGTTTGGATGCCAGCTATTTTAAAAGCATATGTCCAAATAGTTTCGTCTGGTTGATTTACAATCAGGTTGTTGTAAACATCCGCATCTGTTGTATCAAACCCTACGTCTACCCCCCAGAAAAACTCATCCGCCAGAGCTTTCTTCCTCCCTCCATTAATCATTACATTATCATATATCTGTACGCTGGAGAATGCCGGGTAGCCGCTATAATTATTCCCCAACCCTACTCCTTGATTGCCACCAATGAATAAATTTCCGTGGACCACTATTGGCAGGGCGTTTGTTGTTGATTTGACAGTGAATTTCATACCCATGTTGCTGCCGTCGATGAGTACGTTATTCCTAAATATTGCGTCATTCATGCCGTAGGAGTATATATTATGGTTCATGGTTGAAGCCTCCCCCACGCCCTCTCCTGCCTCCACGACCCAGCCATTATGACTAAAAACATTTTCTTCAACAATTAGGCCATTATTCAGAGCATTATACAATCCCTGAGAATGTCCTTGCCCGGTGCCGGCATAGTTATTGAGAAAAATATTCCTGCGAATTGTAATGTCATTCGGTCCTTGGTTTTGATTGTCGTCAAAAAACCTAAACTTGCAACCCTCAATCAAAAATCCCTGATATGTTCCGTCTGATGATCCATCAAAGCCTGTGTGATACTGCGGGGCCTCTATTGTATGTATCGGCTCGACATAATCGGGAGACGCAGGATCGCGGGTATAGGCATAAAATTCCAGCCCGTTGACCGCTGACCATGATGATCCCAACCCTCCGATACGTAGAGCAGAGGTGTGGCTAACGTTAAAACTCTCTTTAAAAAGAGGTAATGCGCCAGTGCCCCCATATGCAGCGATCAGGGATGGTTCAGTTGCCGAGTACCCACCAGTGAGCTGCATATTGACCGTCTTCACCCACGTATCGCCCCGCTTAAACAGCACCCAATCCGGCTGGCCGACCCTGCGAGTTGCAAGGGCCGCAGGTACTGTCTCGTATGCCGATATTGGACCGACAGGGTTAAATGGATCGGGTCCGATTGCAGCATCGTCTTTGTTGTAAATTACAGCGCTGCCATCGCTGCCCGAGTTGCTGACATAGACGATCCTGCTGGTGGCCGAGGGTGTGAAGACTGTCCAACCCTCCGCATCTCTCGGTAAATCAAGCTGCGCTGCACCCGCTGACGATACAAAAAGCAGAAGGAGTGCTGCAATTAATCGTGCAATCATTAAATATCACCAATAGGGGATGTAGAGGTTTGGTAGTCATCAAATATATGCCTACCAGTGCCATTGCCTGATTGCTTGAAATCTACGTATCTGACGTTTGTCGCCGCATCACTGTTTGTGAGTTCCTTCCACACGGTCGAATCAGCATATGTCCCAGTTGTTCATACTCTTACCCTAAAAACTCCTGTGCTGCCGCCTGGGTCAGTCACCCATTCCATCCACACAAAATATTTTGTTCCGGCTGTCAACGGAAGGGCTGTCGCGGATGAATATTTTGTCCCTGCGTTGAGATAAAAAATGTCAGTTGCGCTGCGATATATTGTTCCAATAATAGTTGTCGCAGCATTTCTGAGTGCCAAAATATCTGCATTGGAGGTATTGTCTGCGGAATCGTTAATAAAAGAAAAAGCGAAATATCTGGTCGAGGCATCCCCCGTATCTGGTGTCCTGACGGCAGCTCCCGCGAGAAGAGACAGAGATTGTGCCCCAGTGGCAGGGGCGGGGGCTGTTGCATCATCATAGTTGGGAGATCCTGTGACAGTAGACCAACCTGCTGGGGCTCCAGTTCCCTCAAACCCTTCGGCAGTGCTGCCAGTTACCTCACTACCATTTGTAACGGATTCAGCTACAGCCCATCCAACCAGCGGAGTACCATCATCAACAGACTCCAACCCATCATTGCCGGCCGGAATGGTATAATAAAGCTCTACCGTCTCGCCAGCCAAAACCGGCCCACTGACAATATCAAACGTTACATCTGATTCCGTACCGGCTACAGATGTGCTCAGAGCCAACAATCCAGTCGTTGAGCAATCAATCGTCCACGTCCCGAGGTTTGCGCCTACGGCCATATCCTGATCAAAGATCATCGTGATTGACGTACCTGTAGCATCAATGGATGCACTGACAAACACCGGGACATCGGGAGTTGCTGCAAGGGTATCAGTCAAGGCTACTGTCAGCCATTTGCCAGCGGTTGCGCTCCAGACTGCCAGGGTGTTGGCATTGACCGCTATGCCGCTGCCTGCGTGGGATGAATCCTCGTATTCTGGGAATGTGTCAAAGGCAAAACCTGCGCCTACCAAAGAGTCAACGGCGGTGGCGTTATACCCCTGCAAATCCTTATCAGATGGCGTTGCGGTTATCAGGTTTTCACCATCAACAGGTTGTGCTGCCGTAAGTATTTTCAGGTCAGAGGATTGTCCAAGAATAAATGCAGTATTGTCTTTGTCAGCCTTTGAGTTCACCGCGGCCTTTATTTCATTAGCATCAGCGGCAGTAAAGCTATCGCCATCTTCTTTATCAGTGTATGTGATATCGCTCATATCTTATCCTAAAGTGTAAATGGGAGTGTGTAGGGAAAACCTTCTGGAATAGCCGGATAGTACCTTCCAAGATAATTCAGTATCTGGTTCTCTTTATCAGTCATGTTGTCAGTATAGATAACAACCCCGCCCCTCGTCGGATGAAATCCGATCCAAGCAAAATCGTCATTGAGCAGCACATACCACTCAGCGCCTGAACGGACTATCGGAGCCATGGCATTTGCAGAGTCAAAGAAGACGTCCCCACCAAGGTCCGAATCAGCTTGCAGTGTGACAGCGTCACTTGGAAAGTCCCACGTAGCATTCGGCAAATCTTCGATGGTGCCAGTTGTCAGGGTTATGCTTGATAAGCCGATACTACCAATCATATTGTTGGCGATCAGCCACGCCTCAGCCAGGCCGTCAGTCGGCAGGGAAAGACCAGCGTTTCTTCGCACCCCATTAACAATCCCCGACCGCAGGCCATTGACCGAAGTGCTTTTCATGCGCCGTGGTGCGACAATGAGCCCCATAGCGCCTCCTACCTCGTCCCGATGATGTCAATAGCCCAGGTTTTTCCCCCAGCATTCGGCCAGACGATATTCACCTTGTCCCCCGGGAAGATCACTGGCGGCACCGGATCAGCAAAGCGGAATGCCAGTGCAGCGGCCAGGTCGTCATTCGGGTCTGGTTTCGCCAAAATGGAATCCCACGCCGCGCCCATCTCGGAATCGAGACTGACAACGAAGTCGTCAAGGTCGGCAGAAACTGCGCCAAGCGTCATCCTGACCTCTGCCAGTTTGTAAACATCTTGCACCTGGACGGTCAGGGCAAGTGCCCCGGTCCCGGTGAGCGCTACCCCGGCGGTGTGTTTGGTGTTCATCCTAAATTCATTCATTGGGGATCTCCTTGGTTTCATATTGTCCCGGCAATCGCTGGCCACTTGTCATTTTCGAGTTTCCTCAATCGCCTTGATGATCGTTCTCAGGTTGTCGTCCTGCGCGGTTTTGATTTCCTTCACTTCTGCCTCGAGCGCGGAAAACCTCTTCTCGCCGCCCAGCAGTTTTTCAGCCAAGAGTTGGTGGCAATTCGTCTGCATTTCCGAGCAGGCCGGTTTTGTGATGAATCGCGGTTCTCCGTCTTCTCTGGTGAAAACGGACATCATGGACTTGAGCGCGTGTTCAAGATCCTCGACCTTCTTTTCAGACTTATCAATCCGTTCATGGCTCCGCGCAAGGCCAGATTCAACGCGTTCGATCTTCTTTCCCCAGCCGATCAAGGATATCGCCCCACCGACCATCGCCCCGATGATTGCGGCAATACTTGAAATAATCCCTACGTTTCCAGTATCAGGCATCCTGTCCTTTCCTTACCGGCCAACTACCGGGGCTTATTGTCTCAACAACTATACCCACAAGCAGGGCAGGTTCCTCGGTGCATTCTGGCACCGCAGTCAGGGCATTTCATGGTATCCACCCCAAGCACAGGCCGGCGACTATCGACAGCATCAGAATTATGATTGCGACTTCAAATGCAGGGGAATTACTTTTCACTTTTGGCTGGTCCCATGCCAGGGACGCCTACCTTTTTGCTGGTGATCTTCGTCCAGATGATATGGAACAAACTGCCGAGGGCGACAATGGCACCGGCCCAGCCCTGCAACTCTTCCTTGGTCGCATCGATCTGTATTCCGTAGATAGCCAGGAGTGCAAACAGAGAACCAAGGATTCCGGTCACGGTTGCAATGGTGGTTCCCGAGTTTTTCCACGTTGCCGGGTCGGCTACTTGCTGCCCCACTCGTAATGCGTCAACGAGTAATTTGATGTTCATCTGTCGCCTCTCTGTAGCAATTTTTGGCACCACCCATCTGTGAGAAGTATTTGCAGCGCATGTCCGGCAGTTTTCCCTTGAAGTCATAGGCGAAGCAGAACGGTTCCTCACACTTGCTATACCTGTCCTTAATCATCCGCATGGAGTTTTCCTCCAGGCTCTCGTCTGCAATGCGTCTTGGTTCCACAATAGACACCCCGCAATCAGGACAAAAGGTTCTGCCGTGGTATTCAGTTGAGCAATACCGGCAGGTAATCAATCACCACTCCATCTTTACTTTCGGGCTTTTACCGCCATAGAATTCGTGCAAATAAATACCACCGTGTGCCGTGCCAATGTCTGCGTCTCCCTCTCCATTCGGCCGCCCGTTCCCAGGCTTGAACACGAATCCGTATTTCGATGACCTTGAGTCTCTATTACAGGTATCTTCCCGATCCCGGCAGTTTCGAGCCGTGGATTTTACCACAAAGGTTTTGCCGGAAGAGAAGGTAAACCTCACAGGGCCTGCCCCGAGAGAATCGCCGCGTTTCGGTATCCGCCAGGCTTGACGCCCGTTCCTGACGCCGTAACTGTCATAGGTGGCGCTGTTCTTGTAATTGCCGGTAGGCGTTCCAGGGTCAGCGGGCGTCGGATTCCCAGAAACAGCAGCATATACCCCGCCATCGACCGTCTTGATGACGAATTTTAAAGGCCGGGAATACTTATCGCCGGATTGAGTCAGGAGGAAAACCGAGGCCCCCTTATAGGAGTTGCCTTTTCTGGCAACCTCGCCATTGACCGAGACATAGTTGACCCAATTATCAGGACTCGACCTGAACAGGATAGCCGCCGCGCCGTTGCCCTGGTCGCTATCGCGCTCGAATGTGATGGTGTGCGGAAAAGCCTTCGCGGTACTCGGAGGTGGAGGCGTGACCGGATCAGGAATAGTTCCGCCGCCCGGGTAATACTGGTCACAGAGCGCCAAACACTGTGCTCTGTTGGCCGGCAGGTCGATTGCCTGCGCCTGACTAAAGGTGAAGGCAAGAAGGAGGACGGCGAATAGGCTTGTGAGCGTCTTCATGTTAATCCTCTTCGACTATCGGATTGTCCTCGGGGATATCATCTATGCTGTCAACCTCATTGACTACGCCGAGTTCTTCCTCGACAATCGGCTCAGGACTCGTTGTGTTTGTGGTGTTGGTATTGGTGGTCTGCGGATTGTTGCTATCGGTATTCGTTTGTCTCATGTCAGTGAGAAGCTTGCTGGCGGCATCCTGGATTTTTCCAGTCGCAGACATGGCACCGCCAGAACCGGCCGCCAGTTCCGCATCAGAAGTTTGTTCAGACCACTCGAAAACATTAATCGTATGCCCGCCGGTCCCACCGCTTGCGCTCGGGACTGCCGGAGTTGCTTGAGCAAGCCCGCGAGGCGTTGCGGCAGCGGCAGCAGGCTCCGGCGCCATTCCCTGGTTGAAAGTATATTTGTTGGTTTTGATGGTGATACATCCGCTGAGAGCAAAAGCCCATGCCAGCAACGAGAGAGACAATAAAACCATGCCAGATATCTTTTCCCATCTCGCATCGCCGCGAGCGTCACACCGAAACATTCCGCCGAATTTGTCCATAATTTGCCTCACTGAGAAGGGTTAGAGTCGTGCAAGTCTTGATATCGTTCCGCTGATTGCCGCATTATCGTCACAGAGACCTCTTGCGGGCCACAGCATTTTCCCACAAAGAAAGCGTATCCACCGAAAGCGAGGAAGATGAGCAGGGAGATTGCTGCAGCTATTTCGATTTTGTTTTTCATCTCACACCCCGCTATGTTTTTGATTTACCGTGCCGGAATCCTGTTTCTCCGGCTAGAATACTTCGTTTTTTGCGAAATGTGTAACACATTTTCATTCTGTGGATTTATTTCTCGAAACAAAGCCGCAAAACTCTGTTTCGAGAAGGAGCATTATGCGTTGACGGTGCAGACAGTCCCGATTTCAAGTGAGCCATTCGGCATCACGAAAACCGGATAATAGTCGCCTGCAGCAGCCGTGAGAGTGATCCCCAAGAGCCCGCCAGAGCTTGTCACGTAGTGAATAACCTTGGTCGCCATTATCAGTTCGATAGAGCCATTGGTCAGAGCGGCAGCCGAGGTGAATGTCTTCCTCGTCAGCCCGGTGTTTGTGGTGGCGAAATACAAAAGGCCAGAGGTCGGGGTGCCTGTGGGATTCCCAAGAGCGCTCTTGAAGGTAAACTGAATAGCACAGGTACCGGAGGCCGGAGTTGCTACAAGTGTGACATTGGCCACAGCCGCGGTCAGGGTATTGATGTCTGACTGGGTAGCCGTAACAGCCGCCAGTTTGTTGAGGTCCGAAGCGGTGAATGTGGCCCCGTTGATCATGTTCAGTTCGGCAAATGTCGCGGCAAGGGTGGTGTCGGCAACATCCTTCAGGACGCCAGTTTTGAGCACTCCGGTTGCCGGCCAAGTGTAATCTTCCCCGGCATTCAGAACTACCGCCTTGCTCGCCGCGCCCGTTCCCAGTGCCGCAATGTCGTTGTAGTTCAGTTCTGCCGCCGTGGCCGTCACGCCGACGATAGCAACACCGCCGCCCGCGTACAGTTCAGCGAACATCTCATTAAGCTTCTTCCTGATCGAGCCGAAGAAAAACCCGCCGCCTTCAGTAATAGTCTGCTTTGCCATGTGGAACTCCTATTCACTTCGTTTATTTGGGCAAATGCCCCTTGCCGCACAGCCGATTTTCAATATGGATATTTTCGGGACACGACGGCTCTATTCGTCGTCATCCTGAACCTGCCGCAACCGCTCTGTGCGATTCGGCTTCTTCGCCCTGGCCACGGCCCGCTTGATACTCTGTATTGTGAGTAGGGTAATGTCGTTCCGGCCTGATCCCTTCATCAGTTCATTATAGCGCCGGTATTCAACCATTAATTCCTGATAATCTCCTTTTCCGAAAAGGTAGTACCGCTTGAACTTCTCGATGATTTCAGACCGCCGCTCATTGTATTTCGCCGCAACCTGCTTCTCATGCCATTGTTTTTCCCTAATGCCGGAAATCCGCGAAGGATTGAAGGACAACGCCCTGACGAACTGCTCGGGAGTGGTCGCCTTCAGCGGTTCATCACCATAGAAAACCGGGCTGTAGCTGCCGGTGGTAAGCCCTTCCCGCCCTTCCCTTGCGGCCTTGATTGCCGAACCAACAGCCGTCGGCAACAGAGATTCGCCGGCCTTCATCAACTCGCCTTTCCCGGCATACTCGCCAGCCTTCAGAGCATCCTTGATTATCGCCTGCGGGGCGCCGAACAATTCCGCCATCGTTGTTGGAATGGGGTTGTTCATTTCGATAGATCCCTTCAAGTTGATACCGAGCGCCCCGGGGATGCCGTGACGAGCGATTGAATCACTCCCGAATGTATCTGCCACCCAATCATAGAACTCTTCTTCAGGGTCATCTCCTGCCCCTAGAGCACTGGCAAACGCGGCAACCAGCGGAGTGACCAGTGTAGCCCCGGCACCGCCCATCAGGGCCGGGGAGAGAACCATATAGGCCGCCTGTTTCTTATCGCCTTTCAGTCCCATCTCGATCATGTTGAGCATATAATTGTGGCTGAACTTCTGAAAGGTGTAGGTCAGTTTCAGCGGGTTCCCGCTTCCCCTGGCCCATGCCGGCAGGGTGGCCTTGCCATAAACGCCATGAGCGCGGTCGGAGATATGCTTTGCCTTCTCCATCGCCGCATTGTGATCGAGCGCGGTATTCGCCCGGACCTCTTTGTAGGCGGCAAAGATCGACATGGCCCGGTTGGCCTTCTCAACCGCCCCGAACATCGCCATTGACCATTCCCCAAACTTGTTCCAGCCTCTCCCGAGCTTCGACATAAGGACCGCAGCGTTCTCCTGGTTGAATTGCGCTTGGTCCCATCCGTTATTCGTGATCTCAAGGAATATCGACCGATCCTCTTCGGACAGTTCCCGACCAGCCCGGTACCTGCCGTAGGCGATTGCAGCTTTCCGGATGGAATTGAAGGCGCCGGTCATGCTGCCGCCTGTCTGGCTTGAAATGCTCGCCGGGACGCCCATCAGCATATTGGTGGCGTTGACCATCGCAGAGGAAACCCGGAAGCCCAGGAACTTTATCACGGCCAGGCCCTTCATTGTGCCGACGATCCGGTCAATCTGTTCCTCGTTACGCAAGACCTCTTCCATAAACCCGAGAGCTTCCTTGTGAAGAATGGGCTGCTTGTTCGGGTCCAGCCGCTTCGCCTCTACCTGCGCGTCGTATTCTTCCCATGTGCCTTCTGGATTTTCCAGCTTGTATTCAGCCCACGACTGATCCCGGCCGGTCATCGCCGCCATCATATTCTTAGCGGAATTTCTCTTGGCGATACCTGACGCGATACCTCTGGCGTACTGAGTGCCGGCAAGTAGCGGGTCTTCCTCAAACCCTTTCCAATAATCATCTGTCCGTTTCAGCCGGGAAGAAAGATAACCTCGGGCTTTAAACAGGTCAGCAACGTTGGCGGTCAGGATCTTGTTAATCTCCTGCGCCGCCGCTTCGTTCATGCCCTGCTTGTCCTTCTTGGCATTGCCCACGGCCTCGCGGAGAAGGGCATCGATTGAGGAAGAAAGCTGCACGACATCAAACACCGATTCAGGCGTCTTGTTATCCTTCTCCACCGTTACATCGTAACCTTGCGCCCGGAGCTGCCGCGCCCTCTTCTCCAAGGTGCCGACAAAGGGGATATGGCCGGTAGCCTCATTGAATCGCTTACGCAACCATTCAGACATGGGCCTCTTCATCTCTACGCCTGTCTCGCCGTCGATGTGCTTCCGTCCGGTGATATAGAGGTCGAACTTCTCCATGATTTTATCGTCACCTTTCACGGCCCGGAGGATCACCCCGCCCGGTTGCCGCTGCCGGGGGAAATACTGGCCCCGGAGGTCGGACATCATGGCAATCATCTCGGAGAGCTTGACGGTCTTCTTTATCTCGCCGTCGCTCCGCTTCTTGACCTCAAGGTTCGTTGCCCGTCGCCCTCCCTTTAACTGGTCCGCTGCCCGCCGTATCTTGATTGCCGCATTTGCATCAGCCCTGGTGGTGAAGTCGCCTATCTCTGCGCCGTTCTCGACAATTACATATCTCCGGGATTCGTCCGGGATATCGACAGTCGGCTCTGGTAAACCAAGCGCGTCAGTCTCCTTAATGATCTTGCGGAGGTCGGCAATCATGTGGTCAAAGGCAAGGTTGGTCATTCGGCGGAACCGGCGGACCAGCCCAGCTTCTTCCTTTGAAGATCCGGCGTTGATCATGTCGTAATATTCAGCCTGCTCCATTGCCTCGACCGCCTCTTGCTCGTCAAGGAATTGATCCCCTTCCGCGCCTTTCGGGTCGATGACGGTCCATGTGTCGATCTTCTCTGGCTTGTAATCCTTGATGTGCTTGCCGCTCTTGCCAGCCGCTTCCCGCGCAACCTGCTCACCTTCGCGCTTGGTCATGGTGTAGCCGACGATCATACCGTCATCGTCCTTGACCTCCCATTTCGATTCATGCTTCAGGCGGTACGATTTGCCGGAGGCGTCCACGTCCAAGAGATGGGCCTTAACCTTTTCATAGATGGCCTTGCTCTCCTTCTGCGCCTTTGAGAATACCGAGACGAAATCGCCAAGGATGGAGTTTTCAAGGTTGAATTTCTCGGTATGCCGGTCCAGTTGCGCGTTGAACATCTTCCATGTTGCCGGGAAATTCTTGAAATTGTATTCCGGGGTGGAGAAAATCTTGGCAAGGAATGGCATGTCCGGCTTGTCGTGGATCTTCTCATAGAATGTGCCGGCCGATTCCTGTATGTCGTTGTCATAGGCTTCGGCTGCCTCTATGGAATACATGAGCCTGTTGTCGGTGTCGGAATAGGATCCTGTGTTGCTGATTGAGGATTTTACTTGGGAAGAAGAGAAGGCTGCAAATGTTTTTACCCCGTTTTCATTAACCTCAATCCCGTCGTATCCTTGTTTGATCAATTCTTGGACATACCGATTATAATTGACACGCTGAAACATGGGATTGCCGTTTTCGTCTGCATCGTCCATGTCGCCTTCAAGTTTCTTTGGGTTTTTTATATCCAAGTAAACGGGAATTATATTTGCGCCGGAGTCTTCGGATTCCCCAAATGCGTATCGTTCACCTGCGAGCGATGGGTCAACGCTGAACCAGCCAGCAACTTCATATCCGTCAAACACAGAAAAGTTAAACCGCGTCCCATGATAAACCCGCAGCGGCTTACCATCAGCATCAACCACCTTCGACCCCTTGAACCAGCGCTTGAACCCAGCACTATTCACATCGACAGGGCCAAACGCAGCAACGTCGCCGCCAGGGCCAGCGTTCCCCCGTGCCTCTGCCGGAGAAAGCGCGGAGGAACTGCTTGACCCCTTTGGCGACTGACTGGATACAAGCACATCCTCAATCTTCTGCCCATCCTTCAGTAGTCCTTCTTTCTCCAACATCCGCCGCAGCGTAACCCATGGCGGAATGATCTTGCGTTTCGCCGGGGGGAGGTCGAGGCGGGCTTGGACTAGGCGGGCTTCTGCTTCGCCGGTCTGCGTGGCATACTCTTTCATCCCCCTGCTTACTATTCCTTCATCTCCTTCTATTTTCCTGATCTCATCAACAAGATATTCCCGCTCGTTGAGATAGAATTGATATTTCGGGGTGCCTATGGCATTTTTGAGAGAATCGTTTATGCTGGAAACTTGTTCCTCAAGGTCTTTCAGAATACTCGCATACCCTCGGATGTTCTCCCTGGCGTTGCCCCCTTCCGAAAATCCTTCTTCGGTCTGAATAATATGCTGAACTTCATGCTGAAGCGTAGACCGTTGTTCCTTACTGGCAAAATTTGAGTTGACCTTGACAATCCTCTTATCCGGGCTGTAACTTCCCCGTTGTTTATCCCCCATATCCTCAAACCGCACCCGCACCTTGCCGAGTTGCGGATATTCCTTGAATAGTGTCGGATGCGTCAGCACGTCCTCAAGATAGCCGTCCTTCATTTTCACGGAGGATAGGCTATCGTCTATCTCGAACGACCATTGCCCGCTTCCCGGCACGATCTCATACCAGCCAGTCTTCTTCCAGATACCCCGCCTCGGTGCGCCATCCCTCTGCATCTGCTGCGCTATGGCTAGTTGGGATTTGTCGGCTTGCTTGGCTGTTGCGCCTGCGAAGGATGGCAAAGGATCACTTGCCAACTTCCCGGGAATAGATGATTGAGCACCCCGAGCCTCCCGCCGCAAAACCGATTCAGCCAGCGCCGACAAATCAGCCGCCGTGAATATCTTCGGGTCAATTCCCAACTTGACGAGCGCTTTCTTGATGAGGGCGATGAATCGTCGGACTATGCCGGCCTGTGGGGCCATCTCGACCGCGTAAGCCAAAACTTCATCCCAATAATGCTCAGGGTTGGTATCCTTCGGCACACGTTCCATGGCTGTCCGGATCGCGTCACCGGTCTTGCTCTGCTCGTTCTGACGGGCTTCGAGGGATGCGAGAAGTGCCTTGAAGTCGGCATTGCCAAGCATGACCTGCTGGAGATGGACGCCGAGTTCGTGCTTTAAAACCCCGAACGCCTTGCCCTTGGCAATTCCGTCTTGCACCAGATACGCTTTCGTCGCAGTGGTAAATCCCTGAATCTTGCCGTTCTTCGAGTAGCGGACAGAATGCTTGACGTTGCGCTTCTTGTATCGGGCGATAATCTGCTTTGCCTGGTCCTGGGTGGTGAGTAGGCGGACGGTTCCAGCGTCGAGCAGGTTTTGCAGGCCGGCTTCTCCGAGCTGCGCGGATAGTTCGGCTTTGGTGTCGGCGGTTTCCTGTGATGGGGTGGAAGACTTGGAAAGTTTAGTTGACTCGTCACCCTCGGTAGCCGATTCTGATTTGTCTATGACAACCATCCTTGCAGCAACCCCGGTATTGACGGGCAACGACTTGTCAAGGAATGTGCCCTCTTCCAGTTTTTCGCTGGTGCCGTTAAGCTCTTCCAGCCAGTCCCTGAACGCCGTTGCTTTCTTGTCGCTACCAAAGAACGAACCCTCTCCCATGATCGCAACAAGCCTGCCGCCAGGCTTCAGCAACTTGTAAGCATGTCTTACATGTTCGATATCTCGCCTGTCACTGAACGGAGGATTCATCACTATGCGGTCATACTCACCCTCGAAATCAAGGAAGTCATTTCCAACCACATTGAATCCCTTCAGTTCAAGCAATTCACGCCGGGAAGATGACATCTCAATTACATCTGGGGATACTCCACTGTCGCGGATAACTTCAGCGATATGGCCCATTCCTGCCGATGGCTCAAGGACAGACAACCCCTCTCGGATATCTGCCGTCTCGGTCATCGTCTGTGCTACGGTCGCAGGCGTCGGGAAAAAATCAAGCCCATCTTTTGGCCTACCTACCATTGACCGCTCGAGTTCTTTTACTTTATCCGGTTTCGCAGGTTGTGTCTGGAGAGAGATAAACTCACGGAGAGCGGCGCGAAACTCTTGAGGTGTTTCAATCCCCATGTTTTTGAGCCGTGTATGTTTCTCCCTCACGGACTCAAAGTACCACGGAATGTCTATTCCTTTGCGTTGTGTCTTGGTGACAATCTCTTCGCCAAAGTCATCACTCAGGGTGATTTGCTTGTCGTCATCTCCCTTCCATACTCCCCGTGCTTTTGCCTCAGAAGGGGAAAGGATTATCATGTGTTCTCCTGGCTTGGCCGTCAGAACGATAGCCTTGCCATTATACCCTGAAGCATCAATTGATCGGAGAGCAAGCGGCTTTGACTTGAACGCTGCAAGCAATCCATCCTTGGTCCTGTACTGAGCGACATCGTTAAGATTCGCTTTCGCAAATTTGACGTATGCAGATGTCACGTCATCGGCAACCTTGAGTAAGCGAGTCCCAATTTTCTTGGTTCCGTCTTTCTCGGAAAGCTGCCTGCCAAGCCGGGCAAGATCGGACCTGAATGCCCTGTATCTTGGGTACTCTGCGAAGTCTGCTGTTTCTGCTGTCGGCGGCTCGCCCTCGTGTCTCTGCTGCTCCGAGTATGATTTATATTTCTCCCTTTGCTCAGAATAATGTGCGGTCTTGACCATCGACCTCAGCATTTCCACCTGTACTTTCTGGCGCACCCTGTCGAGGAATTTTACCGTACCATTCTCAATACCATCGGCAATTTTCGCCATTGTCTTTGAAAGAGCCTTGGCAGTCTCAGCGCCAGCCTCGGCGCTTGCCGCCATTCTTGCACGCTTGGAGGTGTTGGTCTTTCGATCTGCCGACAGAATATCTTCTGCGCGGTTCTCGATCGCCTCGGACATTTCCCGCAACCGCTCAACCGCCGATTGCTCCCGGTCATCTGCATAAGCGTCGCGCCTTGCCTGCACTGTCTCTTTGGCCTGCTCGACATCTCCACCGATGAACTTCAGGAACGCTTCGGCATTCTCTCGGCTCTTGAACTGGAATCCCGGAACCGCACCACCACCACGATAGGAAGAATACCAGCCGCCCATCCGCTTGGCCGTCGTATTCCACAGGGTATAGATATCACGCTCAACACGCTCGGCGGCCTTGACGACAAACAAATCCTCGCCAGTCTTAGTGTGCTTCGTTTCGACAATTTGCCCCTCGGTAGTCACTGACGCGGCACGAATGTCTGTTCGTTGTTGGTCCGCCCTTGCCTTTCTTTCTCCCCTGGACTTCTCACCAGAAAGAGCATCATATAATGCGCGCTGTTCAGGCGTGAGGGTCATTCGGGCTTCAGCGTAAGTCTTTCCGTCGGCAATACTAAGCTTGAGATAGTTTACAAAGTCATCAATGGTTTTCGGGTCTTCCACACCCTCTTTCATCTTGACGACCTTCGCCGCATATTCCTCACGGCTGGCCTTCAGTTCCTGCGCGTACTGCTCAAGCCCTTCCTGTGTTTGCTTGTTGACTATGGCGCGGAGAGCATCGATAAGGCTCTTTTGATAATCCCCGGATATCGTAAATGACAAAGAATCTCCGAGGTTGAAATCATCAAGCATCTTGTGATAGACAGACCGGACAATCCCGTCCTTCTTTTCGCTCTTGCTTCGGTACCGTATGCCGCTGCCGCCGTATATGAAAAGCTGCTCCTTGGTCATCTTAGACAGCTCGGCAATAACCTCGTCTTTACTGCTCACAACAGACTCAAACGACTTCCGGTATTCCTCAACCGTGGCCTTGCCGTCATGCAGGGTTTTTACAAACTCCTTATGCCTCTCAATATCGCTACCGTCTCGTTCTTTACTCGCCGCGGCCCCCGTCTTTTTACCTTCAGCGCTTCCGTCGTCCTTGCCACCTGCGCCTGCTGGTGATTGTACACCGGAGGCTCGCCGTCCACTATCAGCGGTGGCAGTGGTTCGAGGTTGTATTCCATCCGCTTCCTTCCCCCCCGACTCTTCAGGATTCTTTAATGGTTCGCTGCCCGCGCCACTGCCCGGAGGCGTTGCCGTGTCTGCGCCTGGCAGATCGGCAGATTCAGTCACCCCCTCCCTGCCTTTCGGCACCCTCGGAGGGGGAGTCCCAACTTGGGACTTAGAAGCAGGGGGATTCGTGCTGGCATCCCCCCCACCGCCCAGTGACTCGCTTGTAGTTGCACGTAGTTTGGCGGTGCCAATAATGGACTTCACTTTTTTTGTTAGAGGGTTGTCATACTCTCTAAGTTTCTTTTCTGGAGTGTCATATCGCTCAAAATTATTGCCTGCTATGGCCTTCCCAATTGTTTCAGCGGTCTCATTCTTCGGGAGAGGGAAAATATCGTCAAGCACGTCCTGAACCGGCTCACCAGCTTCTATCCTTGCGAGTACGGTTTTCTTTTTTGCAAGATGGTCGGCCATAGCAACGGCCCGATCTTCGCTGAAATCCTGCTTAGAAGTATATTCATCGAACTTTCGCTGAAACTTTTCTACGCTTGCACGATATTCAGTAACGACAACCTCCCCATCCTGCGCGGCGGGCTCCTTTAAGCCTTTTTCTGCTACTTCTTTAATGATACCAGAGCCTTGATTCCGGGCACCTCCCGTTGTGGTCGGCGTAGTAATCTGGTTTTCATTCTGTGTACTATCAGGGCGCGACTGATCTACGCCTCCTTTCCCGCTAAGAGAATCAGCCGCTTGCTCCGTTCCGAGTTCACCATTCGCTGCATCTGAGTCATTCGCTGCATCTCCGATAGGCTTCCCTCTTCCACTATCAAGCCGTTTCGTTTCGTTTCGTTGACCTTCTCGCCTATTATCTGATTGGGAATCAAAAGGTTCCCGCCGAACTCTTCGGTCATTTTTTGGATTTCCTCTTGTGTCCACTGCTCGTAATGGTGCGTCTCCGACAGGCTGATCCGGTGCGGCCACGGCAGGGCCAACTGCCTTGCCACCTCTTTCTCTATCAACCGTTGCAGCTTTGACTGCTTGCGCTTGGTTCGCTTGTTCATCTCCACTCTCCTGTGTATTATTTTCACCCTGTAAAGATTCAGGGCGCGACAATGCGGCCCGTCGTTCCTCGACCGCACCCTCAACCATTTCCCGATAAGGGGCAAGATGCGGGTTCTGCTCAAAGTACGGCTCAATTTCGGTGCTGATACGGTCAACGTCCTGCTGATTGCCAATTTCCCGGATATTCTGCACCATACCGACAAGAAAATCCTCTTCGGCTGGCGTTATTTGGGATTGACCTTGCTTCCGTGCGATAACCTGTATCTGCTCGAATGGGTCAACGTGCATTGTGACGCCGTCTTTCAGGACTGCGTTGCCCTTGGCGTCATACTTCTCGAAAACCAGCTTATCGGGCACACCATTCTTCTCAATGACGACTTCATCCCCAGGCTTGAGACTTCCTGCCGTGATCGATTCAGGCGCGTTGAACTCAAAGCCCTCGCCGTTCAGCTTGTCGAACTGATTACCCGCGGCTATCTCCGGGTCGTTTCTCTGGATATCGTCGGCAGTCTCTTTGAGGTACGCCCATACTTGAGCCTGAACAGGAGGAAGCGCTTTGCCTTTCCGCATGTTCTTGAATATCGCCTTGACCGTCGCTGTTTTCAGACTCTCGGCAATCTTCGTGCCATACTTCTTGTCGTATGCTCTGGCCGTTTCATTCTCGAACCATTCGGGAGTTGTGGCCGGGTATCCGCCGATAACCATTGCGCGGTTCCCTTGGCCTTCGATTATCTTACCTTCGCCCTCCGATTCGGCTAACTGCTGCTCCATTTTGCGGATTGCCGGGGCTATATCTTGCGGGAGTTTTGCGTCGGGATCTGGCGGAGGCGGCTCAATAGGCCCCTCTCCACGACCAACTCCAATTTGCAGTCCGCTATTATCCTCCCCCCCTATAGACATCCCGAAGTCTTCCGGGAAATCCCCGGTTTGTGAATCTTGGTTTGCGGTTTGTGTATCTTGCGGACGTGCAACTTCCTGCCCGCCCTGCATCAGCAAATTAGCGGCATTCTCCAGCGTCCCGGCCATAGGGTCGGCAGTACCATAATATCGGCCCCTGGTTGCATCAACTCTCTCTTTTTCGCGTTGCTGAACAATCTTGGCCTGCTCTGCGTTGATCCCCATGGCGGCAGTGCGCGTCATCGGTCCAGATTCGCCGGACGCCAGAAGAACATCCTTGGCCCTGTTCAGATCGGCATTGCGGTCATTGATCACCATGTCGATATCTTCCGGGGAAATGCCGGATGTCGTCAGGGCTGCCGGGTCCGATTTCATTTTGAGAAGATCGTCGGTCGGAATGTTGGCCTGCTTGATCGCCAGGACCGCCTGGTTCCTTGCCAGGGCCGCTTCATCCTTGGGTTCCTGCTTTTTCCCAACAGGCATGGCGTTCATTCCGCCGCCCATTGCCGTGCCAAGGACCATGCCACTGGCGGCAGACTCCGGCACCCCTTCCATAAGAGGCATACCTGTGGCCGCATTTTGCCATATCTGCTCCTGGACGCTTTGCGGCAGTTCCTCAAACACACCCTCAGCGATACCGCCGCCGACAATACGTTTTGCTATCCCGGTGACGCCCTGCGCCCTGATAATATCATCAGCAAAACCACTGGCAATGAGAGTATCGGCGTCAATCACGCCAAGTTTCTGCGCCAGCCGACCGCCCACGGCACCGAAGATGCCCGTTCCTATACCGGCAAGACCTGTAAGTAGTGCTTGCTTCCCGGTAAGCGTCCTGTCCTCGTTCTGCTCCCTGACCTGTTCTGCCATTCCACCGGCGCCGACCATGCCCTCGCCTGCGGCTCCGCCCAGCATTCCCAAGGTCTGGTCGGAAACTTTTTTTGTCAGAACCGGTGCGAGTTTCTTTGCCGCGGTACGCAGTCCAAAGCCAGCGGCCCCACCAGCCAGGACAGACGGGATTGTTTCGACTATGCCATGGGCGATTGTTGACGGTTTTTCCAGATAGGCCCCAACCTTCCCGCCAAAGCCCTCGGCCTCTTCAACATAGCGGTTCGCTTCCTGCTGCGCGGGAGAATACATATCCTTCAGCGAGTCGTCGTATCCAGAAAGGTCAGGGCCTGAAGCGTCATAAGCCCGGCCAGCGAGTCCTTTAGTTGCCAGGTTCGCAAGACCAACGCCAGCCTGTGCGGCCTGAATCACGCCACGGCCAGCGGATATGGCTGTATCTTTTACGACATCCATGCCGGTACGGCCAGGTGTGGACATCAGGGTTGCGGCAGGGTCCGGCACGGCAGGTTGGCCTTTCCCAAATACTTCTTCATCGGAAAGGTACCCGCCCTTACTGGTAGGGGTATTGCTAAACACTTCCTCGTCGGAAAGGTATTCACTCATCAATGCACCATTTTCGGATTAAATTAATTGACCGGCGTCCATCCCTTTCCGTCCCATATTACCTTTCTTCCGCTTGCAGTGACATATATTTTCCCAACCTTTCGCTCATTAATATCAGACGGAGCCTGGTCGTACTGGTCAGGGCTTGCCTCACCTGTCGCAGTATCATATGCCTCGGTCCCTATCTGGGTTCCCTGTGCATCAAAAATAGGCCGGTCCCGGTATCTGCCAACCTTCGGCTCGGTATTCTGCGGAACTTCGATTCCGGCCAGATCCGGGGTTTGGCCTGGCTGAGTGTTCATAAGGCGTTGGACGGTTTCGGCCGGCACGCCACCGGCAAGGAGGTCATACGCCCTTTTCTGCGTCTCGGTCTGGCTGTCCAGTTCTGCTTTTGCTTTGTCGCGCTGCAAGTCTCCCGCCGCGGCCCTGTCTACCTGTTCAATGTTGCCGCTGTTCTGGAGGCGGGTGTTGTCCAACTGCCCGCTGTTTCGTAGACCGGTTTCGGCAAGTTGATTCTGCCCTGACAACAGGGTATTCTCGATCTGGTTCTGATTGTTCATCCTGGTGGTGCCGTAACTGGTTTCACTACCGAGCTTGGCTTGATCCATGCCGCCCTTGTTCCTCAGTGTTTGCTCGTTGAGCGCCAGCCGTTCTTTCCACCCCATCGTGGAGTTTTCCTTTGTCAGCATTTGGGGGGATGACATAAGGGCCTGCTTGGCGGTCTGGCGGTCTGCCTCGGCCAATGCTCGATTATTGTACTGGATGATCTGGCCCTTCGGTTCCACCGGGTTCGCCATGAGCGCCTTTCGTGCCGCAAGCGGCGTGGATTCATCAAAGGTCACGTCCATGGTACCGCCGACGCCTGCCCGCATTGTGCCGTTCAAATTCGGGTTCCCGGTCGCGGCAAGGGCCTGGCGATTGTCGTTGATCTGGTCCGACATCCTAACTATCCGGTTGTTATTTCCCGGGGCCTGCTCAAACACGGAGGTGGTGTGTCGGCCAGGATCGGGAGTGGCGGACGGCGCGGACATGAGCGTCTGAGCGACTGCCCGCTGAAAAGATTTCTGCGTTGCCGGGTCGATTCGCCTACTCTGGATTCCGTCACGTTGCGGGACCGGCGGCGAGTTCGGGTTTTCCGGCAGGAGCGGACCAAAGCCGGGGATATTTCCGTCAGGCTTGAGGGCCGGCTTGTGCTCGAGTACCGTTTTCCCCTCGGGGTACAGTTTGGCTTGAGCATTCCTTGAAGAAGCATTCTGCGCGGTCGCCAGCTTTTGACCTTGGGCGGCTGAATCGTCGATCAGGCGATTTACTATCGCCCCGCCGGCGGACCTGGCCGCACCGACAGCGCTTTTTATTGGCCCGGCCTTGACTGCGGTGGTGAGTACATTTTCCGCCGCATTTCCTATGCCGGCAAGCCTGGCGTTCTGTTTTGCGGCTATCGCTGCAGTGCTATTCTTCTTCTTGTCATATGCTGCCATTGTTTTCCCCTATAGAACTCCACCTGACTTTATGATTGGTAGCACCTGGATTGAATCGATTGAAAAGGCACTGCCAGAAACAGACGCTATCTTGACCGTGATCCATCGCCACACGAAAGGCTCCGCTGTGGTCCCCCTGCCTATCGTGATTCGCCGGCGTTGCTGCCCGGTCCTCTTCGGCACAATCCTCATTGTTTTTGAAAGGCCTGAATCCGTGGTCAAGGTCAGGTCCAGGCTGCCGGTCGTCTCGTATCCCAGGAACAGATAACGAGCCCTCTTGTCACACTGTAGGCCGAGGTCGGTGGAGGCGAGAACAAAGTACGCGTCGATATTCACGCCAGCGTCTGTCTGCCCACATAATACCTTGCACAGCCCACCCTGGCCAGCACCAAGTATCATACCGTTAAATCTAGCCATTGAGGTACAATCGATACCTGTCTGCTGGGCCGATGCTGCGCCGGCCAGGCCCTTGAGATTTGTTATCATCGTCTGCATAGCCGGTTCTCCCTGTGCTTCACTACTACGTAATCGTCAGTCATCAAAAACTCTCCGTGAATTGAGGGAAGCTGCGGAACAAAATTACCAATAATGCCATATGCCGCCATAGCACTCGAGGATATGATCGGAGCGCCTGCCCTGACCGCCGCGCTTATCTGTATCGGGTTATTGACTGTCGCGTTGATAACGACCCTTGCGGAGTCTATCTTGACAACCATGCCCTCAACCTCTGAAGCATATGAGAAGATCATCGGGCGCTTACTCTCGAAATTGGCAGCGATGTACGCCCCGCCGACCGCCAGGCCTTGCACCTTGGCAACCTTTGGCTCTATCGAGGCATTGATCCGTTCTGGATTCGAGAATAAAGAATTGATCGTTGGCACCTTGATGACGCTGCCCCCCCATGCCGCTGTAGGATTAACCGCCACGCCGCTGATTACAGGGACTGGTGCATGGATATTGGTAAGCGTCCGAAACGTGCTGTTCAGGTGCGGATGGACTGCCTTGATGCTACCATTGATGGCAATCGGACACGATACCAGCGCTGAGATAACCGGCAGGCTTGTCGCAATGTCCGTCATGAAATAGACACGCAGGGCATACGAGCCAACGGAAGGCACAGGCGCTACCGGACCACCGTTTATTACTGCGCCATCAGCAGAGAATATCTCAGGGAGAGGTGCGACTATCTCCACATTGGCATATCTGAAGAAATGCGTGATAGAGGCAAAGCCTGGTAGAGGTGCGTCGATATCGACATTCACGGTTTCGGTATACCGCGTAATGGCGTTTATTTCAGGGACAGGCGCGGCCACATTGCCTTGATTGATGCTTCCCCATCCGAAATAAGACTGCATCTCCACTATCGGAGGTCGGATGCTGCCACCTATCGGTATTGCGGTTTCTTCCTCAATGCTGGTATAGAGGGAAAAATCAACGTCCATCCCGGAGAAGGTGGCAACCCCTGTGGTCGCAACGTTAATCCAGTTGTCGTCTACATCCGTGGATGTCCCCCCAATGATGTGGATTTTCTCGTCAGTAAGGAATACCGTGGGATTATGAACCTTTTCGGGCAGATATCCTCTGAAGTCAGCAGTCCCGTCGCTGATAACTCCACCAGTAATATCTCTTGAATGAATTTCATCAACACTGAAATTGCCTGCTATTCCTCCAATCATGAACAGTCTGGCAGCAGAGCAAACAAAAGCGGCAGATGGACGACCATACCAAGATTCTGCTGTCCACGGCTCGATAACCACGCCTTCGTCACTGACACTCACAACATCGGTATTCAGCGGGTCCGCGAGTGTGCCGCCACCTATCAGGTAGAGTAAATTGCCCGTGCAGACGCTAAAGCACCTGTCGCGCGCATTCGGCATATTCCCGGCGAACTCCCAAGTTCCAATAGTGCCGTCATAATTTATTGGTGCATACTCGTAGGTGTTTGTGACAATCCCGCCGACCAGCGCATCCATGAAACCACCGAAAGCATAGACACGGTTCCGTGTGACAGACAAGGCAAAATCTGCTCTGGTGGACACCATCGGGTAAGTATTCGTCCAAGCTCCCAAAGTGCCATCAGGATTAATTGGTGCGGTCAAGACAGTGTTTGTTGGCTCTCCATACTCATAACCGCCTACAAGGAAAACTCTCTTGTAAGTTTCAAATAGCTGTCCTCCGGCGCGCGCCACAGTCAGCCCAGTTGTAGTAGACCATACACCTACTGTTCCATCGCTGTTGCGTGATGCGTAGTATGTATCTGTCCCACCTATGACATACGCGAATTCATCTGTAACCAGAGACATCCTGCGCGAAATCGCAATAGGGAAGTCATCTACCTGAACGACCGTCCCTATATTAGTTGGGTTTGTCGTGTTGAAATTATACTGATTTATCCACGGCTGACCATTGATATAAGTCTTGGCTGGTGGATGGTTCCAGACTACCGCTGAAATATTCGGAGAAAGTGCTTTAAAGCTGGCCGATGTTGTGTCCTCAACCTCTGTCGGCGCAGTATCAGGTGTGAACTCGCCGCCCCACCGTGAGTACGGAGATACCCGGAGTTCTTCAATCAGGCAGTTGTTGTTACCGATATTGAGGATTCTGCCGTCATAATTAGTAGTGTCTATTACTTCGTAAAGCACTGCACCATCACGGCATATTCGCGTTACTCCTTCTCGCCGGTCAATGGCAATATGATACCAAGTCCACTCGGATGTCCACCACATTGCCGGGTTCATGTCGTGATAACCGACAGGACCAGAAGACATTCCGCTAAACGTCAGCCAGAACTCGCTTGAACTGCTGACGCGTTCTAGATTTATTGCTGGAACATTTAGCCCTGTTGGGCTCCCAGAAAACCAGAATATTTGTCCTTCTGTGGCCGGGTAAATCTGATAAAACCAGAAATCTACCGTGAAATCGTCTGTGCCAAAAGCAAAGTCGTCCGTCTCGTCAGTATACAGCACCCCATCGGAAGGTCCGTAAAATGACGATGTGAGCATGATGCATGAATCCCCAAAGTACGGGGTAGTGCCTATCGGATCGGTTACGTGCCGCACATCACCGGTTGCGTAGACTGGCAGGTTTTTCGCTGCATCAAAGAAATCTTTGTCTCCATCAGGATGCTCTGATTGAACAAGGAAGATGAACGGAACTGGCGCGGAGTTGAGCGTTACGCCTGATATTGCTGGAACTGCCGTTACAAAATCAATATCTACATCCGCCGATTCAGGTGCGTTGTCATTCTGGGTAATACCTGATATTTCCGCAGTGGTAACAAAATCGACATTAATGTCAATCCCGTCAGCCATATAGTCATAAACTATCTGAGGGTCTTCCGTATCGACTGCAACATGCTGTGGAAACTCAACCGTTCCTGTGAGATCAAAGCCTCCAGTTATTGTTCCATTATAGGTCGTGTTCGCCCACTGATTCGGGCAGACTCTTATAACTACATTTTTGGCTCCTATGTTTGTAGAGGTGCCCGAGTTATGACTGTTGTTTATTACTATCTTATCAAAATCTACATGCCCTTTAAGAAAATTACATATCAGGCGCTGGCTGGTGACGATAGAATTTGAGTACCATTCGGTACTTGTGATGTCGCCGGTCTTTGAATTGCTGGTAAAGGCGTAGATAGCAGTCAGCCCTGCTCCTGCATCAGATGTGGCAAACGCAGAAACTTCAGCAGTCGTGTCCAACTCAAGACGAACATCATTCTTGTAAAACTCTACTGACCGCAGCCCAATGTACGCACCGCCCCAATTGTCTGCTATGTCAAATATTACTGACTGGTATCCGATCGTTGGTGTTGCCCCGTAGACAGTCTGGTCATACCCTACATTGTCTGCCGGATGTGCATCAAGCACTCCCTCAAACAGAACTGTGCCGTCAGTTACGGTCGCATTGTATGCCGTGTTTGTGACGTTTGCAGGAGCTATTGTTATCTTTACATTCTTCGCCCCTGCATCCCATCCTGTGCCGGTATCATGTGAATTATTGATTACTATCCGGTCGAAGATGAATGCGTTAGAGGTGTTAAGGATGAGCCGTTGGTTTGTTATTTGGTAAAGAGCGCTGTACCACTGGTTGAAGTTTGGTGTTCCTAGTTTTGACAGCGAGGTATTGAAAGCGAACGAGGAATAGTTTGTATCTCCAGATAGCGTTGTGGTAGCTAACCCCCAAAATCCAGAAGTCATAGCGACCTTGGCACCAGCAAGATAAAAATCTACCTGCCTGATTCCCATAACATTCGCGTTCCCGTAGCTATCTGCGATGTCTATCACTACAGCCTTGGCGGAAACTGATTCGGACAATACAGAAGAAGAAACGGATGGGGACAGGGCTTGGAAATCGCCGTCTACCTGCGCAGGTTGGTAGTTGACACAGACTGAATCAATGACAGAAACAGGGGCAATAAAATCACCGATATTACCCCCGGTAAATCCAGATATTCCTTTAATAGCAACAATATAAGAGGTATCTGTCATTGATGGAGCTGTTGTAGCAGCAACAGCCGCATCATCTCCTATGGCAAAAGCAGCAGTTTTCCCCGTTGAAGCATCGTATGAGATGGGAGATGTCGCGCATCGAAGCGATACGATTATATCCTTTGTTGAATCGACCACGAACGTGACTTCATCAGAAAGCAAATCTGTGTTTGCTGCTACCGTTCCTCCAGGATTACCCCCAAAAAGAACTTGAACTTGGTTCCCAGTGAAATTCAGCGTAGCCCCGTCTCTATTCCCAATCCACATGGACGAGAACGACCAAGACGAGGCTACTGCATCGACCAAGATCTTTACGCTGGCTGCATCGTTCTGAACCTGCTCGGCGGGGATGACAACTCGCCAATGTCTATTGGTGTTTGCTGCCCCGGTATTCGCAAGGTTTATTTCAGAGACTACAACGACTTCTGCCATTTACGCCATCGTGGTAGTATAGTTGAATGTCTGAACTACTGCCGCGACTGCCTCAACTATTGTAGTATTGCTCATCTGCATCTCATAGGTTGAAGATGTTCCGATAGCTCCGTCCACCCGAATTGCGGTCGTGCTTGCACCGGTAACATAATCGTTGTCATACCATCTGAAGTATGTTGCAACAGTCCCTGCCCCTGCTGCGGCAAGCCCGACTCCTGACCATGTTTCCGCCGCAGCCTTGGCCAGTACGCCAGCAGTTGACGTACCCATGTTCAGGCCATTCGTCGCTACGCCTGCCGTGAACGCTCCGCTACTCAGCGTAAGGAGCATGAGCAACGTGCCAGTTTCAATAGCATCTGCGGTGGCTGGCTGTGATGCCCCGCCGTAGATGCCGATGACGCCATTTGCCATGATGTCTTTGACGCACCCAACCGTGTTCAGTGCGTTTGCAAACCCTGTACTCAATCTCTCTGCCATATCAAACCTCTATCATTGTTCCGCGATAGCCGAGGCCGGGGCGGATAATAAAGGTTTTCCTGGGTCAGATGAGGTGGGAAAACTTATTTATATAAACTACTCGATGAAAAGAACCTTTCTTCCTTCAGCCATAGGGGATTCGACCGGAAATAGTTTGCCGTCGTTTTCATCACCAATGTTATAAAGGCGCTGCTGTCCATCATAAGGCCAGCAATATACTTCTAAGTCTCCATGCTTTTCTTTTACTTCGTTAAGCATCTCGATAAATTTGCTTATCTTCATCACTTATCGTCCTTGTCTTTAAGCGAACTCGGCTTCCCCATTGCTTCCTCAAGCAGCTTGACGAGGTGTTTGGCTACTCTGAGGATTATCAGGGCTAGGGTGGTTGTCGTCATGGTCATCTCGTCGTAAATTTGCTGATGGTTATATTATCGCCAGTAGCGACAAAACAATTTGATACGTTCATCTCGCACCCCGAATATCCAACAGACACTATTTTTGCGAAGTCTTTTGTTACACACACCCCCCACTCTATCGCGCCTGCTCGGTTGGCCGGTGCGCTCCCATATCCATTGATGATATCTATCTTGGCAATATGCGCGATCAACCAACTGCTCTCTATTGCCTCAATCAGATTATCTGGTCGCTTGCCGTCCATGAGATAGACAACGGCATCTCGGTCTTTATTAGACGCTGATGTCATTGTTTGGCTATTCCCCATCCTCGAAATCATCCAAGTATTCTTGCAATATCCTTTCTACCTCTTCTGCCGTGGTAAGCCCGAGAGAGATAGCTTCTCTAACTGAATCTGGAATTTCGCAATATGCCCCAATAGCAGACCCAAGCGCGTCGTCCCATCCACGCAAATCATGGTACCCTCGGTCGTCTTTGTCGAACTCTTCAAAATCATCAGAGAACTCATTGAATGTCGCATATCCCCCGTTCTTTTGAAGTACGTCACACCTTGCCATAGTTATAAAACCTCCATCTCTCTTCGCCTGACTAAAATCCTATCAGTAACGCCCCAATTCTCCGTCACTCTCTCGCCATCCGAAAGACTACTTGCGATGAAATCACCTGTAGCAATCGTCAAGTCGAACTCAGATGTCACATACATGCTGTAATGGCCTTCTCCTGCCTCTTCCTCTCGGTACGGCACATCGGCCATATCGGAGTAGAAAACAAACGTTGACGCGGCTACATTTAGCCTTGCGTGTTGCCCTACAGGCGTAGCGGTGCCGGGGAGTTTCATTGTCACGCTGAACTCTTCGAGGTCGATTGAGGCCGCGATATGTAAATCTCCGTCGCGAACCTCAAGCCCTCTTGGGAAAACTCCGCTGATTGTTTCGCTGCCGAGCAGGAACGGAGGGATTGACAGAACTCTCTGCCATGCCGGATCGCCTGTTACGGTATCCATCTGCGCCAGAACCATTCCCATTTGATCGCCACCATTCGGATACCTTGGGAACAGGACGTATAGCTGACTGCCCCACACGGCTATTTCACCGCTGAAGGCAATAGGGTTTTGCGGGTTCCATTCGCCCGGAGACATCACCTCGACAATGCGGTGCCATAGAAGATCGCCGTCGCTGTCGAACTTGAAGATATTGAAATGACACAAATCAACTTCCCAGATATGGGCGTGCGCGATAACGTAGAGATTCCCGGCGGCATCGCAGCAGGCATCGGTGATCTTCACGCCATCGTCGTACCAGTTGACCAACTCGTCATTCTGAACAGTTTCGCCATATACCGACCTTTTCCATGTCACTGTACCAGAAGGTGAGAACTTGACTATCAATCCAGCAGGATAGATAAATATCCCTGGAAAATGGTGTCCGACAACGTAGGTGTTCCCGCTTGGATCGGTTACTGCTGCCTCGAAATGGGGGCGTTCCTCGACTGTGGCATACGTTCCACCTAATGGTGGGTCTTCGCTCCACCCTCCATCGCCGGGAACTTGCTCACCATCGACATACACGCCTGCGGTTTTCTGCCATGCCAGAGAGCCATCAGCATTGTATCTGGCAATGAATGCTCGATAGAGAAAGCACTTCCAATGATAGAGCCGCCCGACGATGGTGTACTGGTTATTTGTCGGGTCGCTGGTGTCCAGCTTGATCGCATCTCCCCAGCCGAAGACATCCACGTCCTCATCACTCGAAAGCGTCAGTCTCTTCTGCCATTGCAGCACCCCGGTCCTGTCGTACTTGGCAACACAGCAGTCATAGCAATTCAGCCTCGATGCATTGAGCTTGCTGTACGTCACATAGAAATCACCGGTCAACGCGTCAAGCTCAACGGCCTGGGCGATGTCGAACTCATCCGAGGCGTTGATCAACTTGCGCCACATCAACCGCCCGTCCTGGTCATATTTGATAATCGACGGTTCTCCGCTTGCAGGGGTCGTCCCTGTCTTCGCTTGGCCAACAACATAGGTGTTCCCCAGGGAATCGGTCTGGATATCCTCAAGGCTGTTTGTTCCGAGAAGGATAGCGCCGTCAAGCGTCGAACTATTAAAGGCATACCAGTAGAAATCCTCGAGGATCTGGAACTTGCGCTGCACAGGTTGCTTGACTCCACCAACCGGTTCAACATGAATATTCACCGCGTCGTTGCCCGTCCATGAATGACAGGAAATCACCACGCCCGGGTATGGCCGTTTCTCCAACTTATTCTGCTGGAGCTTACTTAGCTTCATGCTTCGCTTGAGTTCGCGCATCTGTTCTCTGGCTTCCTTGTAGAACTTCTGCGCGGCGAATTTGTTGCCGGTGGTAGTGATTTTTAACTCCATTAGTCAACAGGGTTGTGCTGGAAATTATGGTCTTCACTGACATTCTGGCTGAAGTGCACGCCTTGGGTAATCGACTCATTGTGGTCGAACCCTTCGCTTCTGCTCTCACTGCCGGTGTAGCCCATCGAGGCGTTGACGTTGGTCGAACTGGCCATGGAGGCGACAACCTGCGCGGCAATTGTTGCCATGTCGTTTGACACACGCTCCCTTAATAGAGCTTCGGTCTTGTAGCCTTCGATGGAGTTCTCGATCTTAGCGATGATGGCCCGCATCTCAACTTCGGCCTTGGCAATCAGAGCCTTGTTGTTCTCAACTACGACCATCTTGTCAGCGTTCAAAGCTTTGGTTTCTGCCTCGTAACCACGAATCTCAGCGTCGTACACATTAACTATGGCATCATTGGCCTTCGCCTGTGCGCCGACGAGGGTTTCATACACATCGGCCTGCGCTCCGTAGACCTGGACAAGGCCCTTGTTATATTCAACAGCCCCTTGAAGCGCGGAAACCTGGGCCTCGATATAGATTTTGGTGGCCTCCATCTCCCCGAGGTATGCCCGGACCTTCTCGGCAAACAGCTGGAGAAGATATTGAACCTGAGATTTCTCCTTATCAAGCTTGCGGTTCGATTCTGCATCGCGGGAATCGCGCAGCATCTTCTCGAGGCCTGCAAGCTGGGTAGTAATGAACTGCTCATTCCGCTGGATCAGTTCGGCCTCAATCTTCCCCTTGTCAAGAGAACGGCCAGACGCTGAATCCCTTGAATCTCTAATAAGCTTCTCAATGGCTACTGCCTGGGTGGTGATGAATTGAGCATTCCGGTTGGTGAGTTCGGCTTTTAGCTTCTCCTTGTCGAGCAACCTGCCCGATTCACTGTCCCTGGTATCCCGCAGCATCTTTTCAATCAGAGCAACCTGAGTGATAATGAATTGCGAGTTCTTCTGTGCCAGGTCGGCTTGTTTCTCCATTATGCCGATATTGGTATCAGCCGTTTTCCTCTGCCGCTCATTGAGATGTTCTGCCAGTCGTGCGGCAAACGCCCCTGTCGGAAGATCAAAGTCCGTGGCGCTGTAATATTCCTCAATCTCTTGCTGCGCCTTATCGTCTTCGAGCGCCTGCCGCGCCAGTGCTCGGTCAAATATGCCTTGCTCAACTACTGGATCAAGGCCGGTCGCGCCGGCAACCAAATCAGTAGTCACCCGGGTGATGAGTTGATCGTACAGGTCAGTAGAAAGCAGGATCTCCGACCAGTTGACTTCCCCGGAAGTGATATCATTCGTGATGCGGTCGATGAGGAATGTGTAAACATCATTCACCAGCGGGACTTCCGTCCACGATACCACGCCGGATGCCGCTGCATTGGTGATGCGATCAACAAGGACATCATAGACATCAGAGGTAAGCGGAATCTCCGACCAATTGATTGTGGTGGTGATACTGGAATCAGGGGGAGTTATTAGAGCAAGGCTGCTTGTATCAATCGTCGGCAGTGCAATAGGCACAGGGGCGGTCGCAGTGAATGGCGGGAATGATGTGTCCACTCCGTCAAGGTCTGCAGTCGGAGGCGATACGCCAGCCGTGGGAGTTGTGGTGTCAATGTCGATTGTCAGCGTCGGCAGATCAGACGGCAAGGCATAGGCCGTGATCAGGCTATTCAGCGTCCCAAGATACCCTGAGTTCCCGTCAACGCCACTCAGCTTGACAAGATATTCGTCAGTGACCTCCATCGACCGGTCAAACTTCGTGCTGAGCAAGCTATAGGTCGCTGTCGGAGTGACGGGGGTCGCCGGGGAATGGATAGTGCTGATATCCGATGTGCTTCGTGGGTCAATTGGGGATATCGCGTTTGATTCTGTGAATGCCATGTTATTTCACCAGTCTGTTCAGCCTTGCCATTAAGTCATCAAGCTTCTTTATCAGATCATCAGCTTTAGCAATTGCAGCATCAAACTTCAGCGTGACAGCCTCTTGATGGTCGTAAGCACACGAATGATTTTCTTCGAGAGAAAAATGGCTGGCCATACTGTACTCGCCGGGTGGTACTGCATATGTGACCGCTCCAACCGTTGTTGGCTGATTCACCGGACAATTGACACAAAACTGCATGGCAATATTGGCCATTTCCCTCGCTATCTTCTTCCTGAACTTCTTTGAGTATTTGATCGCCATATCACCACACCGAATTAATTACATTATGGCCGTCAACAACAGTGCTGCCGCTGCCTCCTGCCGGATAGTAGAGTTTGTCCTTTGTCGGACACGGTAACATCTGCCCGTCAGGCGTGCCGACATGCAGGCCCTCGTTACTTGACCATGTGGCGCAAAGCCCCGGAGGATAGTCCGGGACATTCGAGTAGTCTGTCAGTTCGATATTCTCCGAGAACTCATGCGCTGGGAAAGATGACCTTTTGTTCCACTCCATCGCCTCAAACTTCCCGTTGTAGGCGATAAACCCTGTCTGTTCGGAGTCGGAAACCCATACCCCATGCTTGACCGGCTTCATCATCAGGACGTTGGAGTTGAACGGGAAAAACATTTTCGCCAAATTGAACTTACCGAAGGCCCGGTATTCAGAGACGAGAATCCAATTATCAACAGCGATCCACATCCGACCCTTGAAGACACATATCTTGTTCCCGAATGGAGCCGCGCTGAACACTCGTTGCGTTGGTGCGCCGACATGGGCATAACCAGGCCATACGCCGTTGATCCCTTCCCTAATGACGCCATGCGCTGAAAGACTCGACCAGTAGGTCTTCACGCCTGCCTGCCAGAATCCAATCCGCTCGCCCTTAACCAGTCCAGAGACAACCGGGGTTGTGGAAACAGAAGCGTCAGGGTTGAGTTGAAAGATAGCCGCGTCAGATGTTCTCTGCTGCACCTGGAAAGCGTCTGCCTTGTCACACCATACCTGCGAGGGAACGGTTGAAATGGGCGTCTTTCCAAGCCTGCTGGATATCCGGCCAGTATCGTCAATGATGACGTTGCCAGTCTCTGCCAGTTCCGCGATGCCGGTTTCGATGTCGAGCTTGAGCCGCACCGGATCCACCATATTGTTCTGACCGGTGGTGCCTGAGAAGATTGTTACCGGTTTCTCATCCATCAGTACTGCACCTCCACAATCGGCGGCGGCGGGAGAGACACGCCAACAGTCATGGTTCCCCGGACCTCTTCTATCAGGTCATTGAATTTCTTCAGGTGATGGTTGGCCCCCAGTTTGACTATGCCGTTCTCTTGGATATCGGCGGCAGAATATGCGGCGAAGTGGACAATGGCCTTCTCAATTCGCTCAAGCACGGCAGGAGTGATGCCGTCAAGAACCAGAGTTTCCGCCGTGATCGCGGCCGGCTTGCGATAATAGAACAGCTTGATAGCCGTCACAGGGGTTTGAATGCGGTCGTAAGCAAGCAATACCCCATGCTCACAGACCATCGTTATCGTTCCAGCCGTCTCATATCCTGCTCCGGATGCGTCGAGGATCTGGCCAAGGTTCGACTTGACAGTCAGGCTTGCGCCATTCGGCAGCCTGGCCGCAAAAAGGCCCTTTTGGTAATTGGTGGGAAGGGCAACAGTGTTTCCGGTGAGAACTGAGTTGACCGACGCCGACGCCTGCAGCCCAGGGAAATACAGCCTGTTGGTTGCCAGCAGCAGGCCTTCGTTGAGGAAGTCCAGCACATCGTCATCGTCATAATCGGGCTCGTCGATTTTTTTGTGCGCCCGGGCCAGTAATATCTCTGCAGTCGCCATCTGTTGCCCCTATCCTTATTGATACTGATTATCGCAGTGCTTCTTCGATCTCGGCGCCGGAGACTTTGAACCCGGCAAACTCGCTCACTGCATCGACTTTCGGGACGCCATTCAGGACGGACACCAGAGTCTTTCCGCCAGGCGTGAGGGATTCGCCCTGTTCCTTTAGGTCAAGCACTGATTTGACAGCCAGAAGGACGGTCTTATGCCTCTCTGCTGCTGCAGCGGCCTTTGCTGCGTCTTCGGCTGCGGTATCCGTTGGCGGTGCTTCCGGCGCTTCCGGCACTGGCGGAACAGGCGCAGGAGTAGCGGGTGGTTTCACATCCAGCGGTATTCCATCTCGAACCTCGGCCAAAGCGGCATCATACAATTCCTTGGAAAGCAGGCCATGTTTGAGCGCATCGGGCACCATCGGGTCCAGGACTTCCTGCCATTCACTTCCGACGATGACCACATGACCGCTCGTTGACGCCAGCCGAACGGGCTTCTGTCCGTTTCTTGTTTTGAAATATTCCGACATATCGTTCCTCTTGAAGTATTGGCCAGGCCCCCGGGTGGAGGCCCAACCAGTTAATATTTAGGATGCCATTAACCCTGGGTCGTATAGTTCTTGTTCGCCAGGGTATAGGTCACAACCAGCCAGCCCGACCCGAGAGTCATGGCGGCAGACGGCTTCAGGACCATTACCTTTTTTGCCCCAACAGGCTTGCCAACATTGAGCCAGTCAGCATCAAGGGCGGTTTTGGCTAAAGCGGTGGCATCAACAGCCGACAGATAAAGATCGTCGTCAGCGGTATTACCAACAGCGATAGTCTCGCCCGCGCCAAATGCCGTATCAATAGAGAGGAAGCTATCCAGCGGGATTGCATCGCCGGGGATCTCCAACACCTCTACCTCTGCTGCCGAGGGGAAATCGGTATAATCGAAACGGACCTTGCGGACTTCGATGGTCCCGACGCCTTCGCTTCGTACTTTTAAACTTGCGGCCATGATGAACTCCTTGTGAAATAGATTATGAACCTGGTGCGGCAGCGGACCGACAAATCATCAGCCCGCCGCCATGGTGCGACCGAAGCCGCGCTTATTTAATGTAGAAATCCAGTGCGATTACGCCAAAATCCTCGTCGGCATTCTTGGTGTACTGGTTATCGAACCTGGGCTTACGGAAGCCGATGAACTTATCGGTGCTGATACCCTGCACACTGCCGTACTGGAACTCTTTCTCTACCCAGTCAGGAGCCCCAACATCGACCATACCGAGAGCCTGTGCGCCGAGGAACAGGGACCGGGTGCCGTTGACCAAGCCGCCGCCGCCCCACTTCGAGCCACTGGCAGCGCCCTTGGTGTTGAAGCATTTCTCATGCTCCATGATGACAATGCCGTCCACGGTGGTGATCGCCCCAGTAAAGAAGGGGTTTGACTCCGAGCCCCGGGCGCCGGCCTGGGTAATAGCCGCCAGGAAATCGGTGTCACGTTTCAGCGCGGCCAGGTTGCGCGGGTCAGTTACCCACAGGTAATATTCCTTCCCGCCCATGCGGATAGGCTTCATGTGGGATGTTTTGGCATAAGCCTTAATGTCTACAAGGGCGCCGTACTTCGGCACACAGGCGGATGTGATAGACGCCGTATTACCAGCCTGCAGATCGGTTCCGTCAAAGTAGAAATGACGACCGGCAGAAGGTGCGGTTACATCAGCCGCAAAAGAAAGCTGATTCCAGGGGTTATCCTCGTCTTCCTCGGTGGAGTAGGTCGAGCCGTCCAGGTTGTAGTCGAGGGAGATACCGGAAAGCACCAGGAACGCCATGATATCCACGGCATCAGCCAGCCAGTATTTCAGGCGGTCGCGTCCAGTTTCCCGGAAATTAATAACTGACTGCTGGTCGGACAACTTGCCTTTGTTTTTTACCTGGTGACTGATCAACCCCATGTTGATGTCGATGTCGTAGTTCTGCAGGGCCTCTTCACGGCCTTCCCGCTCGTTGTCGTTAGCGACACCACGCTTGCGCAGCTCGGCAACCAGTTGCATAATCGCCCGGGTGCCTTTTTCGGTCTTGGTGAGTTTCTTGATGTGCTGAATGGCCGCGTTGGTATTGTCACCCATCAGTTTCGAGACAAAGGACTCCGACCGCATGTAGGACCAAATGTCCGCCATCCAGTAGGTTTTTTCTTCAGAGGTCAGCCCCGCGAAATTTGTTGCATTCATATCGATCTCCTGTGAGAAATTGAGAAAAACGGTTTAACTTCAGTGTTTTTCCGCACAGTTGACGGTCGTGTGGTGACCTGGATCGACATTTAACGCTCGTCGGAAGCTGGAACATGGAGCCTTTATAGACGCGCCACGATTGGTCTTACTGCTGTGATTCCCCGGTCATCTTCACGGGGCCGAGGAATCACCTTGCCCGGAGGGTTAAACCTCCGTCCTATTAATGACCGACATGGTTTCCTCGATATTGTAGTTTATCGAGTTCAACATACTTGCCATCGATTCAAATAAAGGGGCGCTGGCGGAAGAAAATGCAGGCGGGATTCCTTGCTCGCATTGCGGGATATTCTTGATTATCCCTGACAGCCTATCCGTTGTCCTCCGCCGCAGATCCTCAGACTTTGCCACAAGAGTTTCCATCCTCTCTATAATGTGGACGACTTCTTTCTCTTCTTCCACAACCTTATTCCCACCACTAACATTCGCGTTCATGCTTCACTCCCTTGTGTGTTGTTTTTCAGTTGAACTTCTGGTTAAACGAAATCACCCCTGGCCCGCCGCTTCTCCTTCTCGCTCATTGACTTGCGCTCGGCATCGGTAAGCGTCAGAGCGTTTGGCTTGACGGTCGGAGTCGTTCTCGCAGACACTCCCGATGTCACCGGCGACGGTTGCTGGCTTGCCGCCTTGGCCCCGGAGATAACTGCGGTCTTCTTCTGCTCGGCCTTCTTCTGCTCGAGCTTGGCCTTTTCGGCGTCAGCCTTGGCCTTGGCCTCGTCGGTTTCCTCAACGACAACCTTGGGCTCACCAAAGAACCGCTTGGCCGTCTCTGCCAGCGCCTGGTCAAGAGAGTAGCCCTTTCGCAGCAGGGCGTTCTTGGCACCCTCAAAGACGTCCAGGTTGGTCTGGTCGGCGAAGAATTCTTTCTGCTCGACAACCAGTTGGTTGACCAGGGTCTGAGCCCTGCGCCTTGAATCCCTGGCCTCGGCCATGGCGTTGAACCGGATTTCAGCCTGAAGATCCTTAAACTCGTCAATCTCCTGCATGATCTTGGCAGCGCCGTCAGTCTCACCATCGGCTACCAGGTCGGCATACTCTTTGTATTTCGCCTGCAGGTCGAACGTGGGCAGCGTCGGGGTAACTGCCGCAGCCTGCTGCTGGCCTGCCTGCAGCTTGGCAATTTCGTCCTTGAGGGCCTGAATCTCGATGTGCTTCTCTACGAGGCGACCATAAGGCACATCCTTGGGGGTTTTCTTCTTCCCCTCGTCGGCTTCGAGTTCGCCTCCGTCGGTAGTGGTTCCAAGGTCGGCTTCGCCTTCACCTTCCGCCTCTCCTGTGTCGGCTGCGTCACCTTCGTCGGCAGCGGCAGTATCGTCGTCCTCGTCTCTTTCCTTGTCTTCATCGAGGATCAATTCTACCCGCTTATCGAGAGAATCCGGGTTCGGCATATCGCCCCGCTTCAATGCCAGTTCCTCCGGCACGTCGCGGTGCAGGACATCGGGCGTCAGTACAAAGAATTCATCATCGTCTATCAGAGATCCATCCGGCATAGCTATCACTCCTTGGTTTTTAGTTTCTGGCTACGGCCGCATTGGCCCAGAACATAGCCTCTTCAAGTTTGGTAATGGCAATCGATCGCTCGCGGGAGAACGGGGCGAGATCGTTAACCAGGTACGCGCACTCCTTGCATTTCGCCCGAATTGCCTCGTATTTTTCAGTGTCCCCTGGCCCTGGTGCATGGTGCATGAAATTGTTCTCTATCGTCGCGTCACCATTTATAAATGCTTTGTTGTCTTCCGGCATGGCTATCACTCCTGTTTGTGGGGTTCTTGTTGGACTTCTCCGTCACTCAACGTCAAGAAGTTCCGATATTTCCTTATCAGTGCAGCCGTATTCCTGCCGCAGTTCTTCAACGAGATTCGCGACCTGCTTTCTCAACCTCTCAACCTCGCTGGTTGCGGGATTCTCCGCCGGGGGCTGGAATGGCGGCCTCGGTTTTATCCCTTTTGACTCAGCAAACTTCTTTTTCAGCGCCTCAAGCTTCACCTGTCGTTCGCTAATCGCTTCCCTTGTTGCAGCTTTCATTTTCCACCCTCCCTTACGCTTGTGATCGTTCTATTTTGGTCCAATTGGACAAATCACAAGGGATCTGCCACGTGGCCACACAGAATTTATCGCTGACGTGCATTGGCCTGACTCCGTTCTTTCTCATGATCGCTATCAGTCCGCGTAACCCTTCCATTGTAAGTTCATCGTTTGGCTTGCTGGGATGCGTTGCACAATCTTTTAACATTCCTACGTCCTCCATCAGTCAATCACCTGTGTTTCAATCCCCTGGTTCACGCCATTCAAAGGAGACGGCGGTTCAGCGGGCGGCACAGGCGTCAACGGGTTCGTATTCGCTGGAAAATCAACCGGCCTTTCGCCTGCCTCCCGGTAAACTCCCTGTGCGTCAATAGGATATTCAGGAAGAAGAGGCGGCGTATCCATATCGATATCACCAGAGGACCGCAGCAGCACATCAGCCAGTGGCGCAGTGCTCGGGTCAGCGGCAATGACGCCTGCAGTCTGCAGCGCCGTGTATTTCGTCTCAGACCTGACATTGACAGTCTCGGCCTGCGCCTTCTCGGCCTGTGCTTTCTTGAGCGCGATTTCAGCTTCAAGTAGCGGATCAGAGGCGGAAGCAGACGCAAGGTCTTCAATCTCCTTGGCCAACTCATGCTTCTTGGCGTAGCTCGATGAGAGGATGATATGCCGGTCGGGAACGTTGACGCCCTTCTCCTTCATCTCCATTACCTGGGCGAACTGGCCTTCCTCGAATGTCGCATGGGTCGGCGTGTCGGTGATAACCACATCATACCTGCCGATTGTGACATCGTTCAGCACTCCATCAACTGTCACTTGGTTGATTATCAGCTCGTCCGTGACCTCCTTGGTGTCCCTGTCAATAAGCCGGAATACTCTCTCAGAGGTGTAAAACTGCTGGATCAGTTCAACGATCTTGGCCGCTGCCATCCGGCGAGTGAATGCCAGGTTATCAAGCGGTCGGCCCATTTGAATCTGGCCCATGTACTGCTTTGTCTGGATGGCCTTGCCTGATATCTCGTTGCTGTTCAGTCCCTGAACTGCATCGCTCATGCCGGATATGGTCTTGATAGCCAGTTCGGCCCGGTCAACCAGCCTGTCGGCGCCATGTGGGGCCTGATTGGCCTGCCGCTTGATCGGCTTGTCGCCGCCCAGCTTGGAGCGGTAGACCAGGACCAGGCCGTTCTTGCCGCCGTTCTTCGCCAGATCTTCCGGTGTCATATTCACCAGGCTATCTTCCGGCACATCCCAGCCGCTATTGCTGCTCGACCCAAGGATCTCTAGGTAATTGGTGATTGACTTGTTCTCCAACTCCTGGGGAGATGTGAGGTTGTCCACCATTCCCCGGGTGCGCCCCCGCCTGAAGTATGCGAAGTATGGCCGAACGGTGTATGTCTTGTAAGGGCTCCAGTCGTTGTGCAGCACCACTTCGCCGCAGGTCACGGTCCAGCGTATCCTCTGGTACTTCTGCACTGAAAAGAATCCGTCACTTTGAGCCCGCTCCAACTCCCGTTCATCCATCAGTTCAACCGGGGAAATCTCACCAGTGAAAGAGATATGGACCTTGCCGCGCTCAAGGCGCCGGTGCTGCCGGTCGATGATCAGATACAGCCTGCTTGCCTTATCATCCTTGGTCTGCGTAACCCAGCCGTCAAAGCCGCTGCCGTCGCTGTCCTCGTTGAAATGCGGCCGGCTGAGAAAGGTATCCCCATCGGCAAAGTAGGCGTCTGCCGCTGCCTCTACCCGGTCGGCCAGTTCTTCGCCGTAGTTCTGCTCAACATCGTCGCGGGAATACCACCGGGTAATGATGAAGTCGCCCCAAGTGGTAGGGTCATAACTCCTGCCGTCCGGGTCGGGCATACAATCAAGAGGGTCAAGGATCTCTTCAACGATCTCGCCCTGAAAGTTCTCATCGAAGGAAACCCGGAAGTCCATGTAACCGCGTTGCTGGATCAGCCCATCCTCAAACGCCTGGCTTTCCTTCCAGTGAAATTCGATGTTGTCGCAAACTTGGCTGACCAGCTTGGTCATTAGTTGGGCAGATGCCTCATCAGCGCCACCACCCCGGGGAAGGAAGGACATGTCAACCCGGCTGTGCAGCTGCATCCCGGTTGCCGAGTTCACCGCCGGCAGCACATGATTCAGTTCAATCATTGGCCGCTTGGCCGCGTTCATCTCTTTCCTGTCAGCCTCCCGCCATTGCAGGCCGCCGCCCAGATAAACATCTTCGTTCCAAACCGCCCTGGCCATGTACTTCCGATGACCGGTACTGAGGCCATACTGATACCTGGCCATGTTCGTCCGAGCGACTTCCTCTTCAGATGCGCCGGATACCTTGTCGCCTCGCTTGGCCTTTTTGCCGGTTGTTTTGGTCATCAGTTGCTCATATGGGTTGTGTTGTTGCCGCTACCGCCAGCCTCATTCAACTTGCGCCTCAATTTGTCCTGCCATGACTCTTTCCTCTGTCTCCTGACGAAGCGGGGAAATGTCATTACCATCTTCGGGTGCCGAATGTTCGCCAGATCGTCCAGCATGTCATCGTGGAGCATGACCGGGAAAGGCGTGTACTCATCATTGACCAGTTCGGCTATTAGGTTGACCCGCTTGCCCTCGTAGTTCGTCTTCCAGATCGACCGAGGCATGATGATTCGGCCCTGCTCAAACAGCGGAACCAGCCTGCGTATCCTGTCGTTCTTCGGCGTGGTGTCCGAAAGTGGCGTGATGTTGAATCGGTAGTGCATCCGCTCCATCTCGGATTCGATGTGCTGGATGTCTGCCTGGATGCCAAAGTGTTCGTAGCCCACGCCTTCCGGGGTGTATTCCTGATGCAACTGGAACAAGGCGTCCGTCCGCTGGGTCAGGTTCAACCGGTCGTGGATACCGTCGAGCAGGTAGTAATTTCGATCTGGCGCCAGACCTACAACCCACATGACCGTATAGTCGCTGGCCTTTTTCTTGCTGTTCGCCGGGTCAACCAGAATATAGATGTTAAGTTCCCCTAGTTCTGGCTCAGTCTCGTAGTATTTCAACCACTCAACCTTGAAGCCCATTGCCGAGTCGGCGGTTGGATCCTGCAGCATTTGACAACCAAATACGTAAGGTCCCATGTCTCGCCGCTTCTCCATCAATGCCTGCGCTTCTAAGAACACCGGTTCACCATCGTCTTTCCCATTGTCCGTCGCCGGGTGGATGCGGGGGGTTGCTGTCCCCCTGTCGATGATCGCCTTGTATGTGTCATTGAAGTGATACCTTGTCCCTATCCACCTTCTCCTGCCGCCATGTGCGCCAAGGTTGTAACTGATCGCCAAGGCCCCTGTCGTCTTCGTGATCTGTTCGGGAGTGGACACCGATTCAAGGGTCACAATGTCATCGTACAGGAGCAGCTTGAAATGTTTTGAGGTCGGCTGCCCGTCGACCACTCCGTGTGCTTCGCAGGTACATTCCTTGCTATTCTGCGTCCGCTTGACCGTGATCCCTTCATCTGTCCAGCTGTTGCCGATCTTCGGGGCATCCTTCTTTGGATCCTGGTAGAGGATGTCCGGGAACAATCGTTTGAGCCTTTCGTTCGTCTCCAACTCGAACTTGATCTGCTTCAGGAATCCCCGGCTGATCGATTTCGTGTGTGAGAAAATCCCGACCGTGATATTCGGATCGTTCAGAATGTCCTGTATCGTCAGGGCGAAGGTGATGATCGTTGAGTTGTGGGTAGGTAGATAGTCTTTCCCGACCAGATACACCCCGTCACTGTTCGCGACTTGGATGCAACTTACCGGCTCGCTTTCAATCTCCACACAGCTTGTAATGAACTTCCGTCGCTTAGGCTTGAGCGTCTTGCTCCTGTCTGCTTTTCTTTTTAGCCTGAACACCGGCTCGTCAGCGTGCGTCTGAAAAGAAACACGTTGCACAGGGTATGGCTCACCATTTACTTCTATGGTGTGCGTCCCTCTGTTCGGGTTGAGACCAAGGGACGCGCAAAGCTCAAAAACATCATCGACAAGCCTCTCGCTATTCCCTGAATACGTTGCCGTCCCCCTGGTGTTGTTCGACCCGTCCGTGTCCATCAACCCCTGGAGTAGAGACATGCGCTGCCTCCTTGATGCTCTCAGATAGTCGATTGGAATGTGTTTATTGTTTAAAACCCCAATTCCCCGCAGGGCAGGACTTATGCCCGATCCTTTCTTCCCCTTCACGCCACCGCCAAACATGAACGATCCGGTTGTGTCGCTATTCTTTTTCCCCTCTTTTACGGGGTAGTGTTTTGCAATCTCGTCAATAATGCCCTTGTCGTCGTAGGCGCATGTAATTCTCGGCCCTGCTGAATTGCCATCTCCCAACCATGCGCCCAAGGTGTACGGCTCAACGGGCAAGTCTTTTTTCGGGAGGTCAACAACTCTGGACATGTCAATAGACATCCTATTGTCGACAGCGTGGCTCATTCGGTATATTTCCTCGGTTGAAACAATGGCATTCTCCCTGCCTGTCTTTCTCTCTGGCCTCGGACCCCGCGTCTTTATGCCAACCTCCCAGAGATGATCCCTGCCGGCATTTATAGAAGTCCCATCATCGAAGGTAATGCGGTAACACTTGGTCCCGTAAAACACTCTTGTCTTGGCAACAATTTTAACCGGACTGCCATCTCCGCCAAATACCTCATCCCCCACATTCAACTCACCGTGTAGGCTATACCCGCTTGGAGTTGGCACGATGGTGTTGACAGGGAGGGCCTTGTAATGCTCTCTCGCCCATAGATCCAAATACCCATCAGGCTCAGCTTGGACATCAACACACCGCTCGTAAAGCCACTGTCTCCGCACATCAACCCGGCCCAAAACAAAAGCCAGCAGGTAGAACAAATCATTTTGGCAGAGTGCCCGCATTGCCATGTGAAGAAGTTCATGCCCGCCTTTCTCGCCACCTTCCCGGATGCACCGTTCGAAGATGTTGCCATACTCGGCTATTTGATCCTCCATCAAGGGGAGCATGTCACTCCTTGCCCGACGGGATCATTTCCTCCATCCAGGCTGGTAGGCGTGCGCCTTTGTATTGATATCCGTCCTGCGGTCCCTTCTCTTCCTGTGCCTCGTAGATCTTCAGGTACTTGCCAAGGTTCTCAAGGGCTCGCAGCTTGTCGTTCAGCTTGATCTTGTGGGTGTATTCAATCTCTGCCACGCCATCCGCGCCCATGTGGGAGGATGTCACAACCTCAATCGATCCCACAGCAGCGGCGGTGTCTACATCCATAGAGGTAGGTGATACCAGTTGTCCATCCTTTGTGAAGATGGTCCTAATGTCGGAGAACGCGACCCGGGCGAACTCTCTCAAGACTCGCTCGATAGAGATGTCCAGCTTTGCATCTGCTATCTCTTTGGCCCGTTCTTTGAGTTCGGCTATGTACGCCTTGACCTGTGGCTTAGAGAACATCTCTGATGCTCGGCCCCAGACCGCAGCGTTTGACCACTTCTGTGTAGACGGCCTGCAGGTTCGCAGCGCGTTAGACTGATTACAGCCGTTCGCCATGTACTCGTTGCAGAGTAGCAGCTCGAAGTCGGTCAATTTTGGGAGTTTTATAGGCGTCTTTTCCATATGTTTTCCAAAGGTCCCCGGCGGCACCGGGAGTGGGGAGTGCCGCCGGGGCAAAACCACGTATCAGTTGATACGCTTACTGGTTCGCCTTCAAGGATAGATGATAATTTTCATGTCGGCAATCGAATGTAACGTAATTTCGCTTGCATGTAGTCACTAGGACGACTATAATTTTCATATCGTGATTTTTCGTCTCGGGCTATGTTGGTCCAGGTGAACATCAACAAGGGAAATGAATATGGAAATCATCATATGTGGAGGCGTAGGGGTTGGCCACATAGAGTATATCGGCATGGTGAGGCAGCTACGGCCAGGGATTATAATTATCTCTCACCCTGAAGAGTTCACTCTGGATGCAACCGGCGCTCCGGGACTGTCTAGCGTGTTGGCTGAAAGATTCAGAAACTTATCACCAATAAAAGAAGCACCAGTCACAGGATGGAAAGAGCTGCGTAAAGAAAAGGCTAAGTCGCCGTGGAGTAGGAGGAAAAAACGATGAGGCCAGAGGCCACCACCCGTCGCCACCCAGGCCAGCTAACAAAGGAAGAGTTCCGCCAGATCCGCACCGAACTAGGCCTAAGCCAGCAGGCCCTGGCAGACAGGCTCGGGGTAAGCTGCCGGCAGAACATCAACAGGATCGAGAAGGTGACAGGGCCAAGCCGCAGCACGTCCGCTCATATGCGGCTGCTGCTCAAGGTCCATCGGGAGTATCGGGCTAATATGGCTACAGCCAGGGGGGGGAGAGGGTAATGCCAATATTTGGTGGAAATAAAATAAAGGTTCACGAATCCTTGAAAGAGTTACACGCGTTTTCGTCTGCAAACCCGCTATGTGGCGCGGAGTGTGACGAACAAGTGTGCCTCAATTATGTGGGGTGTGGAGACTTTGAGCCAGACATGCCACACAAGTGCCCGTTTCCGTGCAAGGCATGTCTTGTTTGGGAAGGATATGGGTGGGAGGGCCGGAACGTTGGAGGACTGGTTAAAATCTTACAGGATAAGGCTAAGGCATGAACAGAGAAGAACTCAAAGACAAGATATCCGCCCTAATCGAAGAATACGAAGCAGAACACGACGAACAATTTGAAGACGATTACTACTTCGAGGACGACTACCCCGACGAGTATGATTTCGATGCCGACCAAGCCCCGCCAGTCTTCAAGCCATCCGAGGTGGAGTCATATTGCTCCCCCGAACTAATACGGCTCATTGCCAACACCGGACCAAACTGGAAGGATAAATTTACCGACTGCTCAATTCGTGTTTATGGGTGTGATGCCGCGGGCAACGAAGTTCTTCTTGCCTACAACGACACGGCAGATGCTCACAATAGCACCGAACTCAACTCAGAAATATCCGGCACCGTGAAGGTTTTTGAAATAATATCGAACAGCAACCAGGACCTATATTTCAACGGGACCATGGGTACTTCTTCTTGGCACCCTGTCCACATAACAACTAGCTATTTATGCAAGGAAAGTACACTTGCGATGGGGAGCTTTAATATCGCAACTGTGTAATTTCCTTATCATCCCCTTACCGAACCTCACCAGGAGAAAATAATATGAACATTGGAGACAGAGTATTAGTCAGCGTTTTCGACGGCGACCTAGAAACAATAGGTGTTGAGGCTATTTTCATCGGAATGTCACCTGATGGAAAGTTTCGGACGAAACCAGCACAGCCACGCAAAACAAAAAAGGAATTTCTGGAGTGGGAATATTGTGTGCCATTGGGAAAGAAGTGAAACAAAAAGAGCGGCAGAATCACCCCTGCCGCTCGTCTCTATCCTGCCTACTCAGCCTTCTCCTTAACCTTTTCATACTTCAAATACACCTTATCCAACACGTTCAACTTCAGCCAACCAACCAGGTAGCACATAACCTCTTCAGTATCTCGGCACAGCGGTATTCCGCATTCCTCCATAATCGAGCAAGCCGCGTGCGCCAGTTCATGCGACACCACACTTGCCTTGTCCAAATCCTTGACCCACACAAACACGTCACCTCCGCTATCCCTCACGCACCCTTCGGCGGTATGGGTAAGAGAAACCTGCGTCCTCTTGTTCTTGAGGCGATAGATTGCGTCCTCGGCATCTTCCGCCGAACAGTTCCCCACAAAGAAAACAAACCGATTAAAAATAGGCACTCGCGCTAAATGGGTGATCATATATTCGCCCCATCCCGTGACAACCACAACCCCTTTGCATAATCCTGTGCCTCAATCCTACCCTTCTCGGACTGCGTCATCTTGATCGGCCGCCGCACCCAGGGGTTTATAGTTCCAGGCGTGTCCTGTTTTTCGGCCAATATCTCCCTCGCCGCCCTGCTCGACTTAAAGGCCGCCTGCCGCAGCAGGATCGCCGCCGCCTTCGACGCGCTCACCTTCTCATCTCTACAGGTTTCATCGCAGTAATACCGGCGCCTGCGGTCGGCGTTGCTTTTCAGGTGGACCGTGACAGGTTCCCCACAATTACCGCATGTCGTTTCGATATCCTTCGGGTATGGAATTTGATCGCTTCTTGGCTTTCTCATAATCAACACCCCTCGACAATTTCAAGCACCGCTTCGCAAACCTTATCGAGTCTTGCAACTTGTTTCTGGACGTACCCTTTAAATTCAGATGGTATTCTTGGGTCAAGCGACATTCCACGTAAATAATTCGCGATGCCTTCCATTTCTTCCAACTGGCCGTCTAATTTTTCACAGTCCATAATTGCCACCTTGCCGTCTAATTTTCATTTTGTGGACCACCTATGCGTATGTATGCGTCGGTGGTCGTTTGAAGCGTGGGTGTATCGTTTTGCCTATAGCGTCTCCAAATATTCAGCCATAAGCCGTCCCTTTTCTTCAGGCGGCACATCGAGGAAAATTATTGAGTGCGCCTTTTCGGCTATCTTCTGGTCCTTCTCCTTTTGGGCATCAGTCGGTTCCGGCTCTGGAAGAGAGAAAAGCAGATCCTTTGCGCGACGATCTACCTCGGATATCTCCCGCGAAAATTCCAGCATATCCGCCAACGAAGGAAAAAACTTACTGCGCCGGCGAGACAAGATAACCATTCGTGCAAACTTCTCTGGCGTGATCCTGGCCGCATTGAAATCAGCGCACCAGTCTTCCGCTACGATCTCCATCGCCTTCGGGCTCATCCCGCTATTCGGGTAATGGCAGGAGAGCCGGGTCACTGCCGTCTTTACTAAATCCAAAGTCAATCGTTCCATCCTTTAACCCCTTTTCAATTCTCTCAAGCTCAGCGTCTCTGTATGCAACGGCTTCCTCTCTCATGGTTCTCGGCTTTACCTCTGCACTGACGGTCCTTTTCTTTGAAGAACTATCCTGTGTTCTGCCGAGCCACGCTGAAATATGGGTTCTTATTCCCCTGCTGGTTTTTCTCTTTTGAGGATTATCAAGGTTCCACTGCCTGCATTTTTTCAGATCAGCGAGGACATCAACTCCGAGATATGTTTCTTGCCACTCATCGATGTCTTTCTGAAAAATTGGGAACTGTTTCTTTTTCCCGATGATTGGGAAAACCAAAAGCGGAATTGCATCTTCCGGGGCCGAGGTGGTTTCCGCCTCGACGCAAACAGCTTTTTCTGTCTCTGTCTCTGTCTCTGTCTCTGTCTCTGTCTCTGTCTCTACAATAGCGCTTTGCTTGCAGTCTGATAGCGCAACGCTAGCATTTTCTAATACTTCAATAAAACCATGTTCTTGCAGTTCCCTTAAATTCACTTGCGATGAAACCCCAAGTTTTTTAGACAACCAATCACAGTCACACGGCACCTTGTTATCCATCTGGCTTGCAAGCAGCCAAATCAGCATCAGGTGCAACTTGCTAGCATCTTGCAAGCATGAAAACTTGTAGTCGTTGAATATATCCCGATGGAGTTTTATCCATGGCGGGGTTCTCTCCTTGTAGTGCTGCCACTTTTCGAGCTTTGGAACTGTGAAGTACAGACAATCCATAATTCACCTTCTGTTTATTTGTGGTAATACGACCATACTTAGATACCTTCTTTAAGAGCTTTTAAAGACCTACTTAGGAGGTAATTATTTAAAGATGTGAGCGGTAATATTTTTACATTCCAAGGTAATTATTTTCGTTCAACGACCGTTCAACGACCGTTAAGCAGTCGTTAAGGGATCGTTAAGGGATCGTTAACGAACCGTTAATATCATCGCTCATTTTTTACCTTTCGTTCGAGTTCTTTTGAAACCTGATACAAACTCTTCCCACTCCGCTTAACCCGCCCGCACCGACAGTCAACGCACCACTCCCCTTTGGCCTGCTCACACCATTCGAGCGTAGGCAGATCGCCGGGGAATGCTGGGCAGGCGGGGCCAGGGGTCATGCCTTTATTCTTTTAAACTCGACAACCCACACGTAGGGGTTATCAGCCCATGCCTTGCCGGGAGTTTTGCCGTTGATTGAGCCCCAAAGGTCTTGAAACCTCTCAACGGCATAGAGCCCTCGGTAGTCAACAGCATGCACGGTCCCGTCAGGCTCTTCTTCTGAAAGAATCTCTACCGTACTTGTGCACCCTTCAGCTTTTGCGTCGTCTTCGCTGATATCGTTCAACCGCTCAACGCGGACACCAGTTATTTTGAGGTCGATTCGGCTGGCCCAGCGGGGCATAAAGATAGACGGTCTCCATTTTCCTCGGCCATAACAAAGGTCGGCCCTGCTCCGCTCGTCTATTCGCAAACTACCATCTGCCCGATACCAGACGGGGCCGCAATCCACCCCGTTATCTTGATATCGCAACTCATCGTATGGCGTGGTTATCCCCCATGTCTCCCGCACCCACAACCGATCGCCAGGCTGGCCATAAGGGCATTTGAAATACACAGCACTGGTTTGCACTGATGTCGAATAGTTGAACCCAGCATATGCCGCGTCGGCAGGCTGTTTAACCGTCAATACACTGGCATCTTTCCCATGCAGCACATGTACAAAATTACGGCTACCGACGCGCTTGGAGTCATCGTTTTTAAACACCCGCCGCGTCATAGTCTTCCGGCCATCGAGGATCGCCTTAACCATCGGAGCGCTGAATAAAATCGGTCGCTCTTTCATGGCGAAGTCCTCCGCATTTCCGAAAGCGCCCGAGTAAGATCCATACTCGCTCTCCGCAACGCCCCTGATTGCTTCGGATGTTTGCCGATATAGAAGCATTCGCGTTGGTCTTTTTCGGCTACCAGTAGGTATTCGTTGGCGGCCTCATTGAAACGCTTTGCCGCTGCTTTGGCGGCTTTGATTTTATCTGTGTTCATAAACCCTCTCCCATGCTTAAACGTGATCTTTTTTGAGCCAAGGATTACCGACGACAAACGGGTACTTGCTGGTGAACTCGAAGAGCTTTTCTCCAAACTCGATGGCCTCAAGACGAGAGCATGTCAGGTTGCAGCCCCAATTGTACTGGTTCTGTCCTGCTGGGGTATTCTTCTGTGTGGTGGGGGCGGATGTGTTAAAGGTGGAAACATAGCCCTTCACTGGAGCCGCCGGCATGTGTCCTGCCGTGACCAACGGCACAGAAGGAGGTTCCGCCATCGGTGTTTCTGCCGGCGCCGTAGCCTGATTCTCAACCTTCTTCGCCAGTTCTTGATTTTGCAGTTTGAGTTTCTGAATCTCGATACGACGATCAATCTCTGACGCGACCTCGGCTTCCGACAGAAGACAGAGGGTTTTCCGGTCTGGGAACAGGCCCGGGTATCCATTCTCATCAGCGAATATCATCCGGCCCATATTAAGAGACGCGGCGACGGCCAGGGCCTTAATCCTGTCCAGTTCTTCTTGGACTGCAGCAGCAAGACCTTTCTCCATTCCAGCCAGGCCCTTCTTGTTCGCGGCACCCGCCCTGATCTTTGTCTCGTTTGCCAAAATCTTGACACCATCAAGAAGCGGGTTTTCCTCAAGGATGAGCGCGACACCATCGCGGGCCGACTGCAGGGCCGCGTTGATTACCTCGTCTTTGCGCCTCTGTTCTTCCTTTTTAACCTGTTTGTCCAGATTCAGCCGAGCCGTGTCCAGGGCAGCAGACGCAATGTCCAGCTTATTAAACAGGGCGTTGACGTCCGCCATCATCGCCAAGGCTTTCTTTTTAGCCTCAACGATCTTCTGCGCGTCTGCTTTAAGGTTGGCGATATCCTGTTTAGCTTGGGCGAAATCCTGATCGGTATTCAGGGTCAGGTTGATGGTGTTGATGTACTCCCGAAACCGGATCTCAAATTCCTCGAGATTGGATTCCACCACGGAGCCGGTAATGTGGATGATAAGTTCGTTTATATCTCCACCTCCATCTTGCGGCCGGAATCGGTAGGATTAAAGAAGGTGCAGATTGGCCGGCAATCCATTTCGTCACAATCGGCCTCGGTCATCCCCTTTTTACCCTGTGGGCAATTGACCAGCATCGGTTCCTCGCTATCTGGTTCGACTGAAGGTGCTGCGGGATCGGAAGGGGCATTGAGCAGGTTGCGGCGTTTCAAGACATATTGCAGCATGTAATCAGCCCATTCCTTGCCATACTTTGTTTCAATCCGCTGGATATGCTTCATCGACCAGACGTCCAGTTCTTGCCCCGACTTCTTCTTGTCAACCTCTTCCATCTCGGCTTTGATCTGGGGAGGATAGGCGTAGGCGTCTTCTGTTTCGGCTGGCTCGGTTTTGGCCTCATCGACAGGCTTGTCTGTAGGAAGGTCGGCTTTCTTCTCGACCGGCGGCTTCTTGCTGGCCGCTGGCTTGGTTTTCTCTACCGGGGGAACGGCAGCGGTCTTTGCCGACTGGTCTTCAGACTTCTCTTCCTGTACTGCGGTTTTCGCGGCGAACTTGTCAGCGATCTTCTGTGCCGCATTCTCCTTCCCTTCCTCGAAAAACTCAGCGACAGACGCGATACCGTCACGGATTGACCGGAAGATCCGCTGAAGCATGACCACATCTGCCGGTACAATCGACCGGATAGGCCGCTGCATATATGCCTCTATTTGGGCCTGTGTGACATTGAGCTTGGCGAAACCCTCAAGTATCTGTTTAATCTTGTCGTCTATGTTGCCGATACTCTGTACAAGTGTCGCCTTACAGGCTTCCTCTGCCATCTCCACGATATCGCCGGGGATGATCTCGAGCAGACATGCCCTGACTCTTCTTTGAGCATGAGACGCGACATGCTCATACTTGTCCCGCTCTGCCGTGAGTGCCGCGCCACCACCCTTCTTGTCGCGCCAGTGCTTGATCTGGAAGGTCCGGGATACTTTGACATTGGTTTCAAAGTCATGGCAGAATGCCTCAATTTCGCTGTAATCAGAGCCGCGGCCGATCTCGCGGAACCCGTAATTGATATTCCCCCAATACCTGGCCAGGACTTCGGCCAGGCGGATGCTTGGACCGGTCACTACTTCCGATCCTCTGCGGAAAGAATAGCTTGCACCTTCAGCCAACCCTTGACGCTTGCAGGCGTTGAGGATCTTCTTTTCGGCCAGCACCTCATTACGAGGGTTTGATCTAGCAAGCACAAGGCAGGCTTGCACCTCTGCCACCGCCCGTGATTGCTCCACTCCGGCAACGGCTCCTGTGTAGTTGGTTGTGGCCGGCATAAGTTCGCTATCGTTCTGGATCATATCGTTCATGGTATATTCCTTTATCCCTTAATTATTGGTCATTTTCTGGCAAGTTTTGACACCACTGCCTGGATAGTCTTGGCCAGGAGGTCTATCTCTCTTCCATACCGATCCTCAAAGAGCGACCGGTTGTTGTGGATTGCGTCGTTCTGCATCGTGTGCAGTCTTGGAGCCAGGGGGATGACCAGGAAGTCAGACACCCTGCCGGCGCCGTTGTTAAAGAATTTTGGGTGATGCGGGACGGCTGGCTCGCCGGTGACGATGCATCCCATATCGCAAACCATTTTGATGTACTTCGCCCCGGTTATCATCGTTCATCCTCCTGGTGCTTGGACTCCTGCAAAAGCACATCCTCAGTTACGCCAATCACCGCGGCGAGCAGGGGCCACGATCTATCGAAGACCCTATTTGCCTCCATGTGGGGCAGATCGGCGTAACCAAAAGAGCGATATTCAAAATGGACCCCACCTTGTCGATCGACCACAACCACATCCTCTTTAATAAAGTGCAAGGCAACCTTGAGGCTGAACTTTGCCTTGGCTAAGGTATTCCAGTTCGGATTATCAGTATTTTCAGCTACTGTGCGGAGGCAACCGTGAAGCATTTTCAATTGAAGGTATGACCGCTCTTTCTTGACCCCGGAAACCTTGTGCTTGGTTATCTGGTTCTCTTTGAACTCAGACCATGCGGCAACATCCTCTGGGGTAAAAGGCACAGCCATACCGTTGCGCTTTTGGAATGCTATATTTTTCATAGGGCTAGAAGGACGCGGAGGGATCGTTAAGAGCCATACTCTCTTCGTCGCGCTTGGCCCAGCCAGGCAAGGACGTATCGATGATCCGATCATCATTGTATCCCGGCCAGCGGTTCGCTTTCCTTGCCTCGGAAAATCTGACAAGGTTGCGGCGAAATGCCTGCCGCCCCATCTCCCGGTCTTCCTCGGAGGCTCGGTACACCGCCACACAGAAGGGAGGTTCTTTCTCGACACAGATGAAAACGAAATCGGAGATAGCAGGGCCGGACCCGAGCATATTAAAAACCTCGGGATACATACCGGACTGGACGTGGTAGGAGTAGGTGTACATATCGCGGAAGAACTTCGAGGGACTGGCGTCCGTGGTGGTTTTCAGGTCACAGATAACATCCTCAGTCACCCAATCAGGCCTTACCTTAACCAGTTCTCCGGTTTCCGGTTCTGTCGCAAAAACACTAGCCTCGGCATACCCATCAACGAGCAGATTCTTGGCCACAGGGTGCTTGCGAACAGCACTGGCCATGCCCATAATCGAGTCGTAATCATTCACCCCGAGAATGTCCTTGTCTGAATTACTCTGGACGAAGGCTTTCCAGATGTTGGTGTTCTTGTTGACATCAGGACCAACGATGTATTGCTTGTCGAATTTATCCGGCTCCAGGGTGGCGGTATGCACTGCCGAGCCGATGACGTACTGTGGATTGGGATCTTCCCGGTTGCCGAGGATATATCGCCAGTGGTACTTTTCGGCGTTCTTGGCAAACAATGCCAGTCCTGATTTGCTCACGCCAATGGCTGCGTGATAGTCTTCATTGCTCATGTCAAAATAAATACCTGGCTCAATAAGTTCGTTCCCCATTGCGTTACACTCCCTGTTGTGATATTTTTAAGGTTCATTCCCTTTGTTGCGCCCGGCTGGCTACGCCAATAGTCAGCCGGCTTTTATTTCACCATACCCATCAGGACGCCATCGCCGCCGTCGAAGGAAAAGGCGACCATCTTCCTTTCTGCCCCATCAACCGGCCCGAGTTTGACGTTCGGCAGGTCTTTGATTTTGTCCAGCAGCCTTGCGCTCAGTCGCACATCACCGATATCGACATGCGCCCACCCGTCCGCATATGACCTCCCGGTACCGTTGCAATTGCTGCACTTTTCGTTGCCGCCAGATACCGCACCCTCGCCGCCACAGCTCTTGCAATCGGCAGAATACATATGATACCCATTGTCAAACTCCACACTCCCCTCACCGTCACACTCAGGGCATTCCTCTACCTTCCCGTATCCCTTGCAAATAGGGCACTTGTGCCTTTCGAGCGCTTCGTATTCGGGAAACTCTGTCACGCACTCTCCGTCAGCAGGGAACCCCAACTTCTCGAGCTTTAACGCGTCAGGCTTTGCGCTGGATATCTCGGGTATGCGCGGAACCCTGATTATCATGCGGCCATCGGAAGCATAGGTAAAATCCCCGTGGCTGAACGGCTTGGAAAATGTCGGCATCTCTCGATCGAGCGAACAAAAACTTGTCAGGTCCATATCTCCCTCCCTGTTATTCCTGAAATGGCAGAACCATCTGCCTACTATCGCATTCCTCTTGTAACTCTTCCTCCTGCCTTTCCCTTGCCCTTTCCGCAGGCGACAGAGACGCCAGATGCAGTTCCCGCGCCCGCTGATCCACTCTGCGCTTCCTCTCTCGCAATTCCTCGCGGCTGATTGGCCTCTGGCCGAACCAGGCCGCCCGTGCAAAAGGAAATGGTATTTGCTTCATGCCCTACTCCCCTTACCGCCCGCTCGGCCAGTGCCAGCAGGCTCCCATTTTTAACCATCACCGAATCGCCGCGCAGGACCAGCCAGCCGTGCAGCGCTGCTTCGCTCAGTTTAAGACAATCGTTCCTGAACCCTTCCGCCCTGACGTGCCTGCCGCGCATTCCTACCGTCCCGCCGTCTATCTCCACAGCTACCTTGAGATCCACCCACGCAAAGTCGAAGCGCCACATCCTAGTAGGATGAAATACATGCTCCGTGACATGCGGAGGCATCCCGGTTGCTCGAAGCTGCAGGGCGAATATCGCCTCAAGGTTGGGGGTTGTGCGCTTACCTGTGCTCATTTTGGCTCGTTGGTAGCTGACCTGAGAAACTTTGATTTGAAACAGGTTTTACCGGCCCGTATCGCCCTGAAGATCCTCGCGGCTCGGACATCCTTCCGCTGTCCCTTGGTCAACTTGGGCCTTGGGTTTGGATGGTGGTAGGTGCCGCGCTCGCTCGGCCAGAACAAGAAGCCGTTCAACCTGCGCTTGAGGTCTTTGTTGTCCTGCTTCCGTCGCTCTTTATATGCCGTCTGTGCTTCGTTGTACTGTCGCGCTGCTCCCATCTCTTCTCCTTCCAGTTAAAATTAACCCCGACCGTTTCCAGCCGGGGCGGCACAATTGTGAATTGGTCCCGGTGTCGGGAATGCCTTGGTTTAGTCTAATAGTTCATGCGGATTCTCCTTGGTTGATGGTTGATAAATGATTTCCAAAAATGGTCGGCATGGGCAGGATTCGAACCTGCGTTGCATATGCTTGATGTTAGTCGGCACCGCCAGCGCGGGACATTGGTTAATATTTTCATCAAGTTTATAGGACTGTCCTTACTTCCCGAGTGTTTACCCGACTTGTCTTACAGCAAGGCTATTTCTCCAATCCTGCATCACCCCATATAGCTTAGCGTCTTTGCCTCTTCCGCCACCATGCCGATGGTTTCACCCCAAAAGCCCCATCCTCGGAAGGTATGGGGCAAGCCCGTCTTGGCGTTACGCACTTTTGGGCCGATCTTGTTTTGATCTGTTGCTTATTTGGCTATCGTCTATGTGGTGTTATTTGGGGCCGTCTCTGATCATTTTGGCACCTCCTTTAAATTATCCCGTCGATACACCTTTCGATCTCCGCGCCTACCGTATCAGGCACCCGCTTTTCGGTTTCCTGAAAGCGCAAAATCCTTTCGAGCAACAACCGCCCGCTGGCGATATGTTCAGCGTTTGCGCCGAGTTCGACACACTTTTCGATGTATCTCTCGATTGCTGCCGGGAGCGCCGCGTCTTTGGCACAGAAGACAACAGCATTATTTTCCGTGTACCGTTTTTTGTTCACCGGGTTTATCGCTAGAAAGGTGAACTTGCGGTCAATAACTTCCTTGTTTACTTCTGCCATGATGTTCTCCGTGGTTAAGGTTAAAACTTCTCCGGCATCGGTCGGTTATCGATACTGCCGGCGGTATCGGCGCAGGGCTATTGGAGGAGACAACCTGCTGTAAAGGGGAAATGCGGAGCCGACCGTGCCTATTGTTCCGTTTATTTCTACGCGACGTGGAGAATAGCCCAAAGAGCAATCAACCCGGCCCACATTCCGAGAGAGCCCAGTATGACCGCAATCCTGGCCTGATTCGGCGTCATGTTGTCGAGGCGGCAGAGGAAGCGTTCAAAGCCGGCGTTGTGGATCTGGATTGCCTTGGATATGAGCTTGCGGCGGCGGACTGGTGCGTTCATTTTTCTTAGGTAGGCTGTCATGGCCTTATCTCCTTGAGCAAGCGTTTAAAAAATCAACAACATCCATGATCATTATTGCGAATGCCATTGTTCCGAAAAACGTCAGGATATCACCTTCCATTTTTTCCAGGCCGTTAGACTCAGCGATAAACAACATTCCGAAAAATATCGCACTTCTCATCTCCCCACCTCCAATCGAGCAAAATGTGATTGAGCGCCAACCTGCGCCGCGGCAATCCAGTCGCGGTTTGCGATGATCAGGATTGTTACCGCTGTGAGGAATCCTATACAGAACAGGCAGAATGATTTTGAGTTGTGCATGGTTATTCCTCCAGTTCTTTAGGGGTTGGTCTACGCCAAGTCAACCACTCAGATAGAGCCCCATGGCTAGTCCATTTTGACATGCCTTTGAAGTAGCACAAAAGGTTGCCGTTTTTACTGAGAACTCCAGCCGAAATGCGGCGTAAGGCGTTTTCTCCCACGATCACCCGCTCCCCATCAGCCGGGATATCGACGTACTTGATGAGCTTGCCGTCTTTGATTTCGTGGAGGGAGTCTTGCCAGTCTTCTGCGTGAGGAATGTCAAATGCTCTTAGGCTGACATCTGCGAAATTCTTGCTGCGATCCCGGGGGGACCAGTAATTATTGCTCCCTACGATTATAGGGATGTCAAGGTACGCGATCCAAGAACCATTAATGTCCATAGCCGCCCACTTCCACTTGTCTTCGATCTTCAACCCAGTCATCGCTTGTCTCCTTTTCCACGTCCTACTTTTGACCTCTTTCCCCGCTGCTTTAGCCACTCTGTAATAGACCCGCCCTGCGCCCTCACCGCGTGCATCTCGTCATCGATGGTCGGGGTGTATGTTGGCGGGGCTTGTGGCGATTGCTGCTGGTTTAGTAGCTGCTGCAGCATTTGTTCTATTCTGTCTAATTGGGTCATGATCAGCTCCCACAAAGACCACTTTGGCAAAACTCTCCGCGATAGTTCCATAGCATCCCTTGCCCAGGCCTGTACTTTCCTCTGTCGCTTGCGGCCCACTTCAAAACTTCATCTATGCCCTTTGCCCCCATGTGCTTTTTTTCGCGGAACATGTAATTGCCTACCTCTTTTTCAAGCCTTCGGACCTTTTCTATTTGCTCTTCTGGGGTTCGCAGGAGGTCGGCCCTGTTTGCATTTATACAAGGGCAGCATTCCATTGACCTGTGCGGAAGTATTTCAATGCCAGTTTTCCTAATAAGATTGTCGCGCTCGCCGGATGTGTGCTTGTAAAGCGGATGCCAAACAACCCGACCTCCATGAAAAGGTGAGCTATAATCAAACTCTGGGATGTCTTTCCTTTCTTCACTTTCCTCTCGCCGCTTCCCAATCATCATTGTTGCTCTGGCCTCCGGGTCTAAAAAGTCGCTAAACTCATCAATGGGAATCCCTTTCAAAATCCCGCTACACCACTGAAGGCCGTTTGATGGAAAACCTTTTTTGGCTCTAACTAAGCCCTCAAAATCGAACTGCCCTTTCACTCTCCACGTTATAAAGCCGTATGATTCAGCGAGTTGCTCCCCAACCTGCACCCTCCTGCCCCAGTCTTGCCGGCACCACCCTGTTTCTGCGTAAACCACATAGCAATCCTCAATTCCCTGCTCGTATGCCCATCTCAACAAGGCTATGGAATCGTTTCCATATGAGGCAGAAATGATGTTCATGCAGCAACCTGGGGGAAAACCTTCGCCAGTTTCGCAACTCCCTTCGGCGTGACCAGCACCTGCTCTACGATTTTCTCCCGCCCATCGCTCGTCTGTACTGTCGTGACCTTGTGGGTCATGTAGCCCTGCGCAATCCGGTCCTGATACGCAACCCATCCCTTCCCGCCGATACGGCGATAGATCCAGCCGTGAGAGGCCATATAGGCAAAGAGGCGCTGGTTTGGATTGATTTGGAGAGTTTTTGCGGTGTTGGTGATATTCAAGAGGCCGTCAGCCAGACACATTCTGTCGTATGCTTTGACGGTCGGCTCCTGCTCGGCGATGGTCGTTTCGAGGGCGATTACTTTCTCTGTGTAATTAAGAAGGAGACTCCGCATTACTGCGGGGTCATTCAAGAGGGCCGAGTGGTCAACCGGCGCGGCGACCTGTGTCTCAAGCTCTCGCCACCTCTTGATTACCATCGCTCGTCTTTTTGCGTCGTACCCGGTGATCAGGGTCATGGTCGCGTCGAAGTCGAGCAGGTACATAGGCTGCTCTTTGTTCTGTGCGTTGGTGTAGGAGGACTGTCCAAAGTTGGATAGTCCTATTGCCTCGCCATCGATAAGCTTTTTAATGTCACGAATAACGTGGTGATGTTTTTTACCCATCAGTTCCGCAATCTCGACCGATGACATTCTCTTGCTCCCAGCGTTTTGAGGCACAACCATCAGTTCATTCATTTCGCCACCACCTTTCTGGCCGCTTTGAATGCAGCCAGGTATTCATTAATAAGCGGCTTCCGTTTCTCTCGATTCTTGTCCAGCGTCCACAGTTCCATCCCCCCGCCGACCAAATTATTCAGAGCGTCGCCCAACTCTTTCCCGGCGTCGGCCCTGCCGTTCACTATCGCGCAGAACCAGTTTGAGTTTGTGCCTACCAGTTTTGCAATACCCGCCTGTTTCATATTTGCCCTCTGTTTCTATTGTGATGAAGCGCTGTGTTTCTGTTTCTGATGGTGAATCTATCAGAGCTATTTGTGTTTTACAAGAGGAAAAAACAAGTTTTTATATGTTTATAGCTCCATTTATTTCATGTTTATTAAAAAAACATCGTATATCTAGCAAGTTAAAAATGAAATAATTTATTTGACAATAGTTCCAGAAAGAGTATATATGAAGTATGAAAACAGTTTCACATTACGTAAAAAACTGCTATACGGAGGCTGAGGCAATGAACGAAAAACAACTAGGGGGGGGAGATGGCAGAGGATTTCGGGGCAAAGTTTGCCGCAGCGCTTCGGCATAAACTGAATCAAAAAACTAAAACCTTATCCGGGCAGAGAATCACGCAGCGACTTCTCGCCGACAAGACGGGACTATCGGTCCAATGGGTAAACGCGATCATCCATGAGAGGGTAATAAAGGGGAAGGTTTCCAGGGCATCCAGGGAGGTAGAGCAGGATATAGCCGAGGTCTTTGGCTATTCGCACTCAGAGTTTATCCGGCTCGGAGAAATGGTTCTTGAAGGGCTCCCGGTCCAGAATGGCAAAACTGAAATACCGCTACTCCCGGCACCGCAGCGGATTGAAATAACAGGAGCACCCCCACAGGTTGCCAATGGTTTCGATACCATTTGTGCCGCCGCCACCACCCTCGCCGCAACCCTGCAAACATTGGCCAACCAGCAACGCAAAGAGCAAGAACGACTTGAGATGTGGAATGAGGTGTTTGAAATGCTGCCCAACCCCACACTGATAGTCCGAAATGGCATCATAGAGTTTCAAAACAAACTTTCGCTCATCTGGGGCAGAATTACCGGAGGACCACTTTGTGGGACGTGCCTTGATGACCAATGCGACGGAGACGACTGTAAGCTTAAAGAGGCCATGGAGACACACCAGGAGACGAGGACATATAAATTTATCCGTGACGATTTTTACAAGCTGATCATTTCCCCGATGAGATATGGCGGGCTGGAATATTTTATCGTGTCGGCCACTGAAATAAACGAATGTTTTGAGGCGTTTAGAGACGAAGACAGGCGGAAGCACACAGAACGGCGGAAGAACCCGCAACCAAAAGGAGACGAGCAATGAAGAAACTAGCCACAGTAATCATCGTTATCGCAGCGTGGACATTTACAGCAGCATCTCTCTACGCCGACGCTCAATGTTACGGAGACTGTGCCTCGGAGCAAGGCCAGTGCATCGGTGATTGCCAAGGAGACGGCCAGTGCATAAACCGGTGTGGGGCCGCGCATGGCCGATGTGTTTCCCGGTGTGACTGATTTTCCGTGAAGCAGACAATCGCCCAAAGGTTCGCCGCGCAGCTCAATAAAGCTTTGGCCGGCGAACCACACGGCCATCAGAAGGAAATGGCTGAGGCCATAGGCGTCACCCCGTCGAGGCTGAACAATATCATCCGGGGCCGCCGCGGTGGTGACGAGGATCTGCGCCGGGAGATATGCAAATACCTTGGCCGGGATTATGAAGAGTTTCTGTTTGGCAGGGCTGGAATGGTTACCCGGGAGGATGACGAGCTGCAGGGGTTCATTGAATTGTATCGGCGGTACGGGTCAAGGGCATTCCTCGAGTCATGTATCGACCGGCTCCGGGAGATAAAATCGGTGATTGAAAAATGAGCGTCAGGCCGCACCCCACAAAAGCAGGCTGGTGGATCATAGATTTCTATCCGCAAGGCCGGAAAGGGAGGCGTGAGCGCATTGCCATGGAAGGCACGCAGGATCAGGCGTATTCCGCCGAAAGGGGCGCCCGCCTGGAAAGCAGGGCCGCCGCGCCGATAAACCTTTTTCCCCGCATGTCGGAAACCATACCTGAATTTATGGTCTGGTATGGCCTCGACCACCAGCCGGCCGGGACGGAGCGCACGAATCGATCCATTCAAAGATTACTGCCGCACTTCGGGGCTTTCCAGTACCCTTCCATCTCTGAGCAGATGATCGAGGCATATAAGGCCAGGCGGATACGGGAAGTGAAGCCGACGACGATCAACAAGGAACTCGCGGCCCTCAGCAAGCTCCTAAAATGGGCCAAGAAGCGTGGCTACTGCCAGAAGGTGCCGACGGTCGAGCGGTTCCCTGAAAAGATGGTCCGGGCACCATTGCCATACATCCCGCCGCAAGAGGATATCGAGCGATTGATTGAGGCGATACCCTGGCCGAAACAGGGTATCTTTTGCTGCATGTACTATGGCGGATTGCGGAAAGGCGAGGCATGCACGTTGAGAGCCGAGGACGTGAATATCGAGCAGCGAACGATGTACGTCCGGGGGAAAGGTGGTCGACCTGAAATGGTGCCGTTGCTGAAATACTTGGTGCCGGTCCTCGAAAGACGGCTGAAAGAGGTCCGTGAAGGTTATCTGTGGGCTACGCCGGGATCGAGCAGGGTATTGACCGACCTGCGGGAGATAATTGAGTGGGGATGCAAGCGGGCGGGGATTACTACACACATTACCCCGCACTCGTTGCGCCATGCTTTCGGAATCAGGGCTGTCACGGCTGGGGTGCATCTGCGAACGATTCAGCTTATCCTGCGGCACTCGTCAAGCAAGGTCACGGAGGTGTACACCCGCCTAGCCACATCGCAAATCCTTGCAGATGTGGATAAATTTTAATAGCAATGTTGGTCTGTGCTCCCGCCATTGCTATTTGCCCTCACGGAAAGTCATCGGTCGAGATGCCGCCCGAGGTGCTTATCAATAATGTCGGCCAAGTGGAGATCGTCGCTCCATTCATTATCCCCGCAGTCTCGGCATAGATCACGCAAAGCGCCAATAGCCTCTTCGCGCTCTGCTAAGAGTTGAGCAACTTTTTTCTCAAGTTCCTCGGGTTCTGTTTCTACATCCAGATTTTGCATACAATGGAGCATCATGAATCTGTATGCGCTTCTGGAGCCTCTTGTGTAATCTTCTTCGCTCATATTCCCTCCTATATATGCTTAGTCGTACAAGCTGAAACAATCACGGCAAAGGGCGTGTGCCTTTCTCGGATGGTCTTTAGGAACCCATAATTCCTTTTTGAGAAACCTTCCGCAGTCGTGGCATTTATTGTGATATTCGATTTCGGATCCCCAAGGCTTTTTTTGCTTCATCTCGTCATCAACAAGCTCTTTCAGTTGCTTTATTTTGTCGCCCACCCTCTCTGCGCTGTCCTCAAAACTACTGACACACTCAAGTCCGTCAAACATCCTGAAGACGCTGAAATAGAGAAGATCCCAGCCGCCTAAACACTTTCCCCGGTTGGCCTCTATGGCGTGCCCTCTGTATTGAACCTTCATATGCTCTATTCCTCCCCATGCGCTTCAAGATAAGCCTTCCTGACCGCCTCAAGCACGGCAAGGCTTTTGTTTTCCCACTTTACCAACGAGAGATATTGAGCAAAGAGTTTGATCAACTTGGCTTCCTCTTCTCTCTTAAACGCTGCAATGGCGCATATTTCTAATTCTTCCATATTGTTCCTCCTTCAGCTAACCCCTGGCGGAAAGAACCTTGCCAAGTTTTATCTCAAAGACAGGCCCTTCCAGAACTTCCCCGTTCGCTGTTTGCGGGACAAAATCTACCCAATCGCACCCGAGGTATTCGACCCGCATAAACGGAGATGTTTTTGAATATCCATTGCGAAACCATATCTCGTCGTAATGCTTTTGTTTGCCATCGTTTTCCATCAAACGAGTGGCCCAATATGGCTTGTCATCACGATACTCGACTGTCTTCTTGCCGCAGGCTATGAGGTCGAACCATTTCTTTTTCAGCGTTAGGTGTAGAATTTTTGGCATGGTCTATTCCTCCTGTAAATCCTTCAAGCACCTATCACCCAAGAAGGCCACTCGCCGCTTTGCAGCCCCGTACCGCTGCCTTGCCTGCTTCCGTTCCTGCACCGCATGGTGAGCAGACAAGCAGTGTTGGCAAACTCCAGCCAGATATTCTGCTGGGTCGCCATCGTGGTTTGCATGATACACACCATTCTCATCGTTCGAGAGCGCATACGCCATTTTCAGGTGCTCGACTGGATTCGATAGGTGCCAACAATCAGGGTCCAGCTTATCGTATTGATCATCGGCACACGCGGCAAGAGCATCTCCTATCTTCTTGCTGGCTGTTCCCACTGCCGCCCTAGCCCGAGCGTATTCTATGCACGCTGTTTTGTATTTTTCCACAGGTTCAATTCCTCCCGTTGAATTAACCTTCCCATACCAAAATACTACTTGACGCCGCGCAACGATGCAAGTATTATTTTTCCATACAGTAATAAAAAGGAGACACATGAAAAAACCAATTACACTAAAAGAATGTATGGAATGTTGCTGCCAGCGCTGCGGCCATATCTGGACCGCTAAGGGGAAGACTGTGCCGAAGGTGTGTGCCAACCCTGCATGTCACTCGCCGCACTGGCAAAAGGCTAAGAAGGAGAAGAGGGAGAAGGGATGACGACGAAAGAAAAGATCGTCCGCCAGGCAATCGCCAAGGTTAAGAAAGAAGTAAAGGAGATAGATTTTCTTTTGTCTGCCAACCCGCTCGGAAGGATATGCGAAATAAGGATTGAGGCCCAAAAAATACTGCAACAACACGGCGACGATCATGCAACTATCCTAAAACTAATAAAACCTCTCGGGGAAGAAGAAAAGCGGATGTTTGCCCTGTGCGAAAAGCAGAAGAATACAATCGCCCTATGTGATAGAAAATGCGCCTTAGAGTTTGAACTATACGACCTTGGGCTCGAGATGTACTATATTGAACAGGGCCGAAGGTAATTCAGCGTACAATATGCGTGAACGTTCTAGAATAAGTTGCGGGACGCTGCTTTGAAGATGATGGTTGAGATTCGGGGAGGGATGAAATGATGGATCTGGAAGAATATATTCTACGAGAAAAGGAAATCCGCAAAGAAGCTGACGACAAGCTGCGCGAGTTGGCAAGAGAATATGCTTTCAGCAATAGTTCGGTCAAAGTTGGCGATATTGTCGCTGACCATTTTTGCAAAATCCGCGTGGAGAAAATTCGCCTGTGGTTCGATAGAAGAGCACCGAGTTGTCTCTATGAGGGTCCAGAGTTGCGAAAGGATTTAACTCCCCGGAAAGACGGTCGCACGGCTACTGTTTTCCAATCAAACATAAAACCTTGACTACAGTAGTCACTGCAGATTTTCACGAAAGCCTGATTTTAGCCGATCTATAAATACACCCTCGGGACTTAAAATCCCGTTGCCTTTTGGCAGTACGAGTTCGATTCTCGTCTCAGGCACCAAATAAAACAGGCGGTTAGGAGTGAAATTCTAACCGCCTTCTCTTTTGGCTGTTGACTACATTTGACTACGATGGGGAATGGTAGATACTAATTTCATATTAATCAGCAGTGGTCACGCTCATAATAGGTTTGCTGCCCCACATTTTGCGGACTGCTGGTTCATCACACGCAGGGCAACTCCCGCCGCAGTCTATCCCCGTCTCGTCACCATTTTGGGTGAGGTCCGAGCATGTTGGCTCGGGAGCGCCCTCCCCATACAGAAACGCACCGATATCATACAGAGCAATCCGTACCGCTCCGGCAAAATCATCATAAACTGGAACTGCTGCCCCCTGGTCGATGGCCTCTATTGCTGATGCAGTGAGGGAGAAATCACGGAGGAGCGGATTGGAGTTATCTGGGTCTGCAAAGTATGGGGTAGTAGTCATCACATTGTTGCTTGATTCGGCACTACCTGAATTATCATCTATCAAAGTCTTTGGTCCAGTCACATCCGGGAATGAAACATAATTATTTCTTACAATTGTATCGGTAGCGTCAGCATGAATTATGATACCAGTATGAGCATATTCTGTTGTGCTGCCGCCTGGCCTGCGGTAAATGGTATTATTGTATATCCTGTTTGATTGAGGTGCCCACTCAACCCCCCAATGAATTATCTCGATTCCAGTCGCGCCCTGATTACCACCTGTCGAATCTGTGATATTATTTCTGATGGTCCCGTATCTGCCGCTGAAATGTAGCTGGGCTTGGCATAGAAAAGAACTGTTTTCGCCATACTGCGCTAAAATTTTGTTCCTCTCAAATATTACATCACTTACCCGCTCGTCCCTGCCGCTATCTTGTGGCCCTATCGAAACAGGCCAGGGGCCGGAAGCGCCAAAAACATTATCCGAGATAACGACAAATCTTGTAAAATCCTTAACTCCTAGTTCCCCAGTTGTGGCAAAATCTCCGACATAAGTCTTGCCATCACTCCCCTCTGGATCTGGCCAATATGCCGGGCCGTGGAGTTTCATTGCCTGGCGTCCTGTCCCGCTTACAAGACTTGTGCCAGAAACTAGATTATGACTGTACACCCCCTTAAAGGCCCATATCATCCTAGTTGCATGGGTCAGGTCGGAATTCTTTATCTCATTCCCGAGTATTGTTAAATTTTCAGAACCGATAAACAATCCATAATTGCGAAAATCTCTAATTCGGCAACTCGCGACGGATATATTGAGCAGTTGTTGAGCATCGCTGGCCCGGTAGGTGCTAACCCCCAGAGGATCGCCGTACCCAGTGATGTCAAGTTGCATCATCAGTATATCCCTGACATCTGCTATTCCGGTCGTGACTCCATACGCAGATGTAGTCCCTGCCGTGTCCTTGTAACCAACAAATTTAATATCACTCAATCTCCAATCGCGCTTAAACGTTAGAGTAAGGAAAGCTGGAGCGGACTGAGCGGAAGTAATAATCGGGGCATTACTGCATACCCCATATGCATCGGGTGTTGTGCATGTGCCATAGGCCCCAATAGACACAGGACCGTTATTATTGGGAAATGAGATTGTACCTGTATGGTTCCAACTCGACCCCCTGTGCAATAATACTCTCTCCCCAGCGGCAGTATAACCAGCAAGAGCCGTCAGGTCATCCGTCTGGACATAGGTTGCACCGGCAGGACATCCTGAACTGTCATTGTGGGTTGTATCACTCACGCAAGTCGTCAATGCCCCAGCAAAAGCAGTGTTCGGGTCAGTGACGGTTATCTCAAAACTCTCTGCTAAACCAGCCACTACGCTTCCGGTTAAAGGATTAGTAACGGTAAGTACGGCGATGTAAACCCCTGGAGTCTCATAAATATGAGCAGTTGTCGGTCCTGATGCGGTGTTTTTGCTCTCCCCATCCGTGCCCCACGTCCCGCTCGTTGCATCCCCAAACGTCCAGGAATAGTGATACTCGCTCATTGTGGCATCACCACCAGTGAGATCGGCGGTAAAAAACACACTGAGCGGGGCAACGCCTGTTTCCCGGCTTGCCGCTGCACTGTACTCGGCAGCTCCTGCTGTGGTATGCAGCAGAACACTTATTATAATTAGATAAATGTATCTCATGGGGTATCTATCCATATACGGCCAATCTCATATTCAATAGCTGAGTCAGCAGTCGAATTACCATCTGCGGTTATCCCTGCATGAATGTATCGGCCAGAACTTGGCCCCCTAGTGAACGTGTTCTGCGTACCCCCGTCAACTTGCAAGTAACTACTGGCTGCGGTAGGGTCGAGATGGATTTTTACAGTGTGCCATGCCCCCGTTGTAACAGGTACCCACGCTGAGTTAGCCGACGCCCTTGCTCTCATCTTAGGCACACCGCTTTCTCTTGACACATCCAGATAGGCGACCAACGGAAGCACTGCGGGATTCGAGGTTTCAGAAAATTGCAGGACGTGGAACAATTTATAGTCGGCTGGGAGGGTCGATGAAATCAGCCGGAACTCCATATACACATCTATCGCATTTGTGTTCGCGATAGCTGCACCTAGATCGTGTGTAGTCGTGCTGACCGTCGCGCCGATTGCTGAATTTACATACAACCCCTCGGTGCATGATCCAACCGGGGGAGTGCCGCCGAGCGTCGCATCCTCATTGATAGCTACCGTACCGAGAACCTCCGACCATGTATTCTCATATCCTGCGCCAAGGAACCCCTCATTAAACGTGTCTCCTGTGGTTGGAGTGGTGCA